TAGAGACGCAAGTTGTCCCGCTGGATTCCAATCCGGAATCCAGCGGGACTCCGCCGGGATTCCGGCCCCTGTCTGTGTCTGTGTCTGTGTCTGAGTCTGTGTCGGGGTCTGGACACGATCCGTCCCACCCACCCCCCGACCGCTGCCCGAACCACGCCCACGACCCAGACCCGCCGCCATGCGGCCCCTGCCGGGACGCACGGCTCAACCGCGACGCCTGGACCACCGACGAGCTCAAGCGCGAACTCCGCACGACCCAGCTCCATCGCCAGCAGACCGCCCACGACCGGGCCGAAGCCGCCCGGGCAGCCATCAGCCGATGCCGCCAGTGCGACGAGACCGGCTACCTACCCGGCGGCGCGGTCTGCCCACACGACCCGGCAGCCGCCCAACGGGCCCGCCGCGGAGCAGCCGAAGCACGAACCGCACTGAGACGGGAGTCCGCGTGAGCGACATTGCCTACACCGCGCAGGTCCAGTACGAGCACGGCGTTGACCCGATCGACTGGGCAATTGAACAGACCCGCATCACGATCGACGCCCGCGAGTTCGTACGGGAAGCGAGGGCCACGAACCCGGCACTTGTGCCGTGGTATGGGCCTGACCTGAGCGACGAAGCGCTCGCCCGCAGAGTCGTTGGCCACCTGCTCGACGCCGGTTGGGAGCCGCCGGTCATCAAGCCGGAGCCGCCCGTCCCGAACGCCACCCGGAGGAACCCATGAACGCCAAGACCCGGCCGCGCTCGCAACGCCGCCGCCTACCCCGAGCCGAGGAACCTGAACTCCGCATAAGGACCTATCCTTGACACAACAACAAACCCTGCTCACCTAGGAGACACGCACACTTGGTCGCATCCCGAGGCCGCCAAGCCGCCACGGCCCAGCGCCGAGCCGCGGCCATCCAACTCCGCATCGAAGGAAAATCCTTCGAACAAATCGCCACCGAACTCGGCTACGCCAGCCGAGCAGCAGCCAGCACCGACATCACCCGAGCCACCGAAGCCGCCATCCTCGAACAACGCGCCGGCATCGAAGTCCTCCGCGAGCAAGAACTGATGCGCCTCGACGCGCTCTGGCAGGAAGCCTGGCGAGTACTGCGCACCGAGCACTACATCCTGCACCAAGGCAGCGTGGTCGAACGCGAGGCCGACGACGGGACACTGATCAAAATCCTCGACGACGGGCCGGTGCTGCAATGCATCGACCGGCTACTTCGCATCCAGGAGCGACGCGCGAAGTACCTGGGCCTGGATGCGCCGACCCGCCACGAGGTGACCATCGATGAGCTCGACGACCAGATCAGAACCCTCACCCGCGAGCTCGGACTATCTGTCACGGTTGAAGCTGGCGAAGCTCCTCGAACTGAAGAAACTGAAGAGGATCAAGGCTGATCGGGAGGCGTCGGTCGCCATCCCAGACCGGGTCCCAGATCCCGCCGATCGGCACGCGCTGCGCGACCCAGCCAGCCTGGCCGACCACCTCGACGACCGATACAAGCTCCGGGCGCACCTGCGCATCGTCGGCGACGAGATGCGCAACCTGCACGACCGCCGCTTCAGCCGACTGTCGATCAACCTGCCGCCGCAGTGCGGCAAGACCAGGACCGCGGTCGAGTGGGGCGTGTTCTGGTGGCTGTGCCTGCGCCCTGATGCGCACGTGGTCATCGGCTCCTACAACGAGCGCCTCGCGCTGAAACGCGGCAAGGCCGTCCGCCGTCTCGTACAAGCGTACGGGCACCGGTTTGGGTTGAAGCTAGAGACCGGGTCGGCCAACATGGTCGACTGGTCGCTGACCACCGGCGGCGGCGTCCGGTCCGTCGGCGTCGGCGGCGGCATCACCGGCGACCCCGCCGACTTCCTCGTCATCGACGACCCCGTCCGGTCCCGCAAGGACGCCGACTCGCTCAACGTCCGCGAAACCGTCCGCGACTGGTACTCGGCCGACCTGTTCACCCGCCGATCCCCGGGCGCCCCGGTCCTACTGGTCTGTACCCCGTGGCATGTTGATGATCTACGGGCGACGCTGATCGCGTCCGGCGGCAAGGTCGAGGACGGCGGCCAGTGGCGGCTCGTGGTCATGCCGGCGCTGTGCACCGACCCCAAGACTGATCCGCTCGGGCGCGAGTTCGGCGACCCGCTTCCCCATCCGAAGGTCGACGAGTACGACACTGCGGCCGCGTTGACGCACTGGCAGGAGGCGAGGGCCGGCACCAACGTCCGCGACTGGACGTCCCTGTACCAGTGCGACCCGCGGCCGCAAGAAGGGGCCCTCGTCTCGTGGCAGCTGCTGCGGGAGCGCCGCTGTCATGAGACCAGCTCGTGTTCGCCGGCGCAGCGCATCGGCGTGGCCATCGACCCGTCCGGCGGCGGCCGGGACACGGCCGGCGTGATCGGCGGCTACCTCGGCGAGGACGGACGCTGCCACTTCACCCACGACCTGTCCGGCGTGATGCCGTCCGACGCGTGGGGGCGGGCGGCCTGCGAGCTGGCCGCAGACACCGGCGCGGACTTCTTCGTGGCCGAGAAGAACTACGGCGGCGACATGGTCAAGCTCATGATCCGCACGTCGTGGGATGCGCTGCGCCGCGAACAACCCGACCGGTTCGGGCCGAACGTGCCGCGCATCATCGAGGTCACCGCCCGCCGGGGCAAGATGTTGCGCGCCGAGCCGATCGCCCAGCAGTGGGTCGAGAACCGGTGCGTGACCGCAACCTACCTACCCGACCTCGAGAGCGAGTGGTGCGTGGCTGGCGGAACCCTGGTCACGACGGCACGAGGAGACCTGCCCATCGAGCAGGTTCGGGTGGGCGATCAGGTCTGGACGCGTCTGGGCTGGCGCCCAGTGTTGCGGGCGAGTCTCGTCGGAGTGAAGCCGACCGTCGAGATTCAGGCTTCGGATGGGCGGTCGCTTCGATGCACCGAGGATCATCGAATCTGGGTCGAGGATCACGGCTGGGTCTATGCCGGAGAAGTTGAACTCCGACGTAAACTCCTAACATGCCTCGACAGCCTCAGCGTCCGTACGTCACGTTTCAGGGCGATCGGTACTACGAATGCCCTGACGGCTATTACCAGTGCGCCCGGACGGTTGCGCGTCGCACCGGTCATTACCTCTTGCACCGGGCGGTGTGGGCTTCGGTTCATGGACCGATCCCCGAGAAGACTCACATCCACCACATCAACGGCAGGTCCGACAATTCGATCGGGAATCTCGAGGCTCATCCAGCCCGAGAGCATCTGCTCATGCACAAGCGAGGGACTCCGTACACCGGAGCTGTCGCCTGGACTCGTGAGCAAAAGAGCGCATCGCGTCGCGCCGAGTGGGCGCGACGCGAGCCTCACTCCATTGAATGCGTCGTCTGCGGAGCTACGGCCATGGTCCGTAGCTACCGAGCGATCACGTGCGGTCGACGCTGCGCGAAGCGTCTCGGCTATTACCGTGCGCTCGGTCGCGAGCACGAGATCCGTCGAGTCGGTCTATGACATCACCGTGGGCGGCGGCGCGCATGAGTTCTTCGCCAACGGCGTCCTCGTGCACAACTGCACGTTCATGCCGGGTGCGACGGACTCGCCGGGCCGCATCGACGCCTCGGTGTACCTGGCCCTCGAGCTGCTGCCTATGCCGGCCAGTGGCGAGTCGTCGATGCGCGGCGCGGCGCTTCTGGCCGAGACGGACCTGTTGGGCGGCCTCTGGCGCTGACCAATTGACGTGTCACTAGGTCGTCAGGTAGCGTCGTGGGCATGGGAGACGAGAAGCCGGATCGGCGCAGTCGGCGAAACAACACGGTCTACGGCAGCCTCTGGGTTCAGAGTGGCGCCGATCCCCAGCCGAGCTGGAGCGTTCCACTCTGGATGATCATTGCTCCGGCGCTCATACTGCTGGTCGCGGCGGTCGGATTCTTCGGCCTGGTTTTTCTGGGCTGGGAGGCCCCGCTACCGCAGGTTGGTCCGTAGATGGCTGCCAAGGATGACGCGGAACGCCAGCGGGCGGCGCGGGAGTACGCCCAACGCGAGCAGCAACGCCGGGCAGCCCAGGAAGCCGAACGGCGCCGGCAGCAGATCCTGGCCGAGGAACGTGCCCGCAACGAACGCATCGCCGCCGAGGAACGCGCCCGCGTCGAGCGCCAACGCCGCAACAAGGGAAAGTAGGGGGGAGCCATGGCCAAGAACGACCGCGGCGACGATCACTGGGAACGCGACCGCATCCGGCAGGAAGAGGCTCGCCGGCAGGCCGAGCGTGACCGGCAGGCCCGCGAGGCCGAACGGCAGCGGCGCCTCATCGAGGAAGAGGCCGCGAAGCGGCGCGAGTACGAGCAGCGCCATAGGAAGGGGAAGTGATGAACGGCTGGATGATCGCGGTCGACGGGTCGGCGGTGAACCTGGCCCACGTCACGCACGTGCTGGCCGAGAAGCGCGCCTCGCACGTCGATGACACCTGGTATGTGATGGCCCGCCCGGCTGGCGTCTGCCTGGCCACGGGGATCGAGTCACGCGAGGCGGCCGTGGCCTGGATCGAGACGCGGTTCCGCAATGCCGCTGCCTCCTGAGGTCGGCGGGGTGTGCCAGCCGTACTCGATGCTGCCGCTGTTCGCCCGCACCGGCCACGACCCGAAGTACGCTACACCGGCCATGGGGACGCTCGTGCCGCTCGACCGCAGCGAGCTGTCCATCCGCATGTGCCTGATCGCCCCGTCCTACGTGCAGCGCGCTGCCCAGGCGGCCGGCGTCAAGACCATGGTCATGATCCGGCCCAGGGGTATCGAGCTCGTAAAGAACGCGGGGGCGAACCCACTTCCACGGCTTGCTCTGGCGCGCCATCGCGGCGCGCGGACGTTCGCCGACTTCATCGAAGGGCTGGACTGATGGACGATCATCCCGAATACGGCATTCCGTGCGAAGACCTTCCGAAGTTCAGCGGCATTATCTGGCGTGAGACCGAACCGCATTCCGGGCGCTACGTTGCGGTGGTGCCTACGCCGCCGCCGCAGTCTGGCGCGACGTGGCCTCAGGTGGTCATCGTGCTCGGGTTCTTCGCCACGCTTTGCGTGTTCTTCCTGGTGCTCGGCGGAGCGTTCTCGTGACCGCCTGGCTGATCGTCGGGATGGCGCTGGCCATCGAGCGCATCACCCGCCTACTCGTGGTCGACACGGTCCCCGCGGTGCGCATGGTGCGCGAGTGGTTCGTGGCGACGTTCGGCGTGGTCAACGAGGACGGCGAGATCGTCGACGGCAAGGGCTACCAGTGGGCGCGCTGGCTCACCTTCTCCATCGCCTACCTGTGGACCTGCCCCTGGTGCATGTCGCCGTGGGTCGGGCTAGCGGTCTGGCAGGTCACGATGCGTGTGGCCCACCTGGACGTGCCGTATCCGTGGCTGCTGATCGCGGCGGCCAGCACGCTGTCCGGGTGGGCGGCGAACCTGCAGGGCGAGCATGATCAGCGGTGGCAGGCCCTGGACATCGAGATCAACGGAAGGAAGCGCCCGACATGACCATCTACAGCAGCGCCGACGAGTGGCAGTCCGTCCACGATCTTCCAACCGGCGCCATCCTTGTCGACGACGAGGGTCACGCATACCAGGTCGAGCGTCCGAAGGATCATCACGGCGTCGATCGCTGGCCCGGCGAAACATGGATCAGCCCAGCTTCGGACGAGTACGCGTTCATCGTGCGACGAGAGGCGGACGAGAGGCACGGCCCGAAGGTGGGAAGCTACGAGCCGGATGGCAACCTGACGCTCGTATGGAAGCCATCGTGGATCACTGCGCGAGAGGTCCGCGCCGACGCGATGCGGCGCCTGGACGAGATCGGCGATGGCCACGGCTGTGAGGCCGCGTCGGCGCGGTCCTTCGAGGAGGGGCGTCTGGCCGTGCTCGACGATCTGGGCTTCCGGGACATGAAGATCGACTCGGAAGAGGTCATCCACCAGGAGCCCGAGGATCCCCAGACCGAGGACGTCCCAGCCACCGACGGAGAGTCGGCAGGCGACGAGGACTAGGACTTTCCCCCCCGAGCGAGCCCCCGCTGCTGTCTCCCCACACGTCCCAACCAGGCGTGAGCGCGGGGGCTCGCTGCTGCGTCTGGGCGCAGATCTGGGCATGGCCAGTCTTCGCGCAGGAAGAGGAACGCGTTGACGCCCGTCAGCGACGTTCTACTCGTCGCGGCCGAATGCCTCGTCCCGCGCCTTGCGCAGTTCGCGGATCAGCTGGTTGATGGTGTGGCGGTCCAGATCGATCCACTGCGACTGCCAGACCTTCTGCGCTTCGTCCAACTCGGTCGAGGTGATGAAGTCGGCGGCCCAGCCGACATGCGGCGGCACTTCGGCTTTCGCGTCGGGGTCAACCCATCCGACGCCGAGCTGGGCATGCCGGTCCCTGGACCAGCCGATCGAGATGCGACGCGGCTGGCGGGCCGGGATCGGTTTGCCGGTCTCGAGGTCAACGCCCTCGTGCACGCGCTCGTAGATGTTGAACTTGGGCATCACGCCCACCGTCCCTCTCATGGGATATTTCGCTCCGACCACCGGAGCGGTCTGAGCGCAGCATAGGTCAGGCGACGATCTCCGTCTACGATGAGCCAAGTCGACGACACGGTCACGGGGGTGATGCATGCCGGACAGCCTGCGCCTCCCGGCGCGGATGCGTCCCCGGGCGCTGACCGCCGCCTCGGCCCAGATCACCCCCGATACGTGGCGCTCCGGCCAGTTCTTCGGCAACCGCCCGTGGCAGGAAGAGGCCTGGGGGTTCCGCGACACGCTCGGCGAGTTCAGCCAGGCCGTGGACTGGGAGGCCCGGGCCATGTCCCGCATCCGTCTGGGTGCGGCCGAGGTCATCCCCGGCGGCGACGAACCCGAGATGCTCGAAGACGGGCCAGCCTCCCAGCTGATGCAGGACTTCTGCGGCGGCCCCCCGGGGCATTCGGCGTTCCTGGCCGCGATCACGCCGCAACTGGTTGTGCCCGGCGAGGGCTGGCTGATCGCCGAGCGGGACGACCCGGCGCTGCCGCTGTCGCTGGTCGAGTGGGGTGTCTACTCGACCGACTGTGTGACGGCGCTCGGGGGGAACTTCCGGGTCCGGATCGGCGAGTCGATCTGGCGCGACCTGGCTCCTGATAATCTGCCTATCCGCATCTACAATCCACATCCACGGTTTCCGTGGTTGGCCACGAGCGCGGCTCAGGCCGCGGTGCCGATCATGCGCCGGATCCATCTGATCGACTCGCGGATCATCGCCATGATGGTGTCGCGGCTGGCCATGAATGGGTTGCTGCTGATTCCGCAGGAGGGCACGTTCAGCGTCCCGGAGCAGTATGGCGAGGGCCCGGACAACTTCGTCCGGTTCCTCATCGACATCGCGTCCAAGAACATCGCCAACCCTGGCCAGGCGTCCGCTGGCATCCCCATCCCGGTCCGCTACACCGCCGAGTTCATTGACAAGTGGAAGATTCTGAAGGCTGACGATCCGCTGGACGAGTGGCTGCTCAAGGAGCGCATCGACGAGCTCGGTCGCCTCGGCGATGCCTTGAAGATCACCCGCGAGCGGGTGACCGGCGGCATGGGCGAGCAGAACCACTGGGGCCAGTGGCAGGCATCCGAGGAAGAGGTCAAGCTGACCTTCTCCCCGACCGCGGAAAACATCTGCGGCGCCGTCACCAAGGGCTACCTGCAGCCGGCCCTGATCCGGGCCGGCCAGTCGCCGCTCGGCCCCAACGGCGGAAAGATCATCGCCTGGTACGACGTCACCGAGCTCACCGCACGCCCGGACAAGTCCGACGCCGTGGTCAAGGCCTACGACCGCCTCGAGGCCAGCGGGACGGCGCTGCGCCGTGAGCTCGGCCTGGACGAGTCTGACGCCCCGACCCCGGACGAGCTGGGCGTCATGGTCTGGAAGAAGGTCGCCGGCTCGGACACCCTCGCCCCGACCGCTGAGCAGCAGCTTGACCCCGGCGGCGCGCCGGTAGCTCCGGTGCCCGGGGCCGCACCGTCTGCTGGTCCCGCGGCATCGGGGCCAGCGCCGGCGGAACCCGCGGCCCCGGTCACCGGCCCTCCGACCACGCAGGCCGCCCCGCCGCCACCGCCCGGACCTATGGCCGCGTCCGTGTTCATCGCAGACAAGCCGCGGCGCTACAACGGCGTTCACGCGAAGCGGTAACGCGCCGTGCAGCGCATCACCGGGCTGCCCGACGAGCAGGTCGCCGCCTTCGAGGACCAGATCGAGGCCGCCGTCCGGGCCGCCCTGGACCAGGTCATGGAGACAGTCGCGCGCCGCGTCGAGGCCGCCATGCCGGTCCTGGCCGGCGCCCTGGTCGCCGCGGACCCGCCGCCCGTTCCGCCCAGTGACGGGCTTCCGCCGGGGCAGCCCTACGTCTCGCCGGATGATCTGGCCTCGATCCCGCCGCTGTGGCAGACTGCGGTCGAGCAGCAGATCCTGCCCATCGTCGCGCAGGTGTTCATGTCCTCGGTCGGCCACGTCCACACCGGAATGGTTGACGCTTCAAACATTCCGGCGCTGCCGTCGGTCGGCTCGTTCGCCGCTGAGCAGTACCTGGCTCAGGCGCAGAACACCTTCGACCAGATCGGCGACAGCCTCTGGTCCACCGCCCGCACCCAACTTTCCGAGGGCTTCGAGGCCGGCGAGTCCATCCCGCAACTGGCCACGCGACTGCGGGACAGCGCCGGCGTGACCGCCCGGACCGGTGTGCTGGTTGCTCGGACGCAGGTCATCGAGGCCAGCAACGCCGGGTCGTTCGCCACCGCGCAGGCCTCCGGGCTGGCCATGAAGAAATTCTGGATTGCTACGGATGATCTACGGACCAGGCCCGAGCATCTGGACGCGGAGAGCAACTACAGCCCAGGGGGCACGCCTGGGCCCATCGATCTCAACGAGCCGTTCATCGTGGGCGGCTTCTCGGCCATGTTCCCGGCTGCACCATCACTGCCCCCATCGATGCGCTTCAACTGCAGGTGCACTCAGGGCTATGTCATGCCCGATCAGGCCATCACCAAGATGCGAGAAAATCTCGCGCAACAACAGGCGCAGGAAGAGTTGCCTGGGACCGAAGGTCCACTCACACAGTTCTTTCCGAAGGCCACCGGCCCGGGATTTGACGAGCCGGCCCGGGGCGCCTTCGTCGACCAGAGCTACGTCCGCCCGACGCTGCGCGGAGCGAAGACACCGCGAGAACTGCGGCGCGTCTGGCAGGACGAGGTCTCGGCTCTCACCGGGTTCCCGTTTCAGGTGGCGCCGATCCCGGCCGACATCTCGATGGTCACGGCACGCGAGTACGCCGAGGGCACGCTGCAGATGTTCGCACAGTTTCCTGAGGCGCGCATGGATCGGATTGTGTGGTTCAACGATCCGACGAGCAGCTCGTACGCGCAGGTGCGCCGAGGCGGCCACGCCATCGAGATCAACATGCGGTATGCCAGCGAGAAGGGGCGCACCGCCTTCCTGGCCGCGCGTCGCCGCGACGTGGCCGGCTGGGACACCGGTGACACGTCCTGGAGTGTGCGCAACGACGTGTCCGGCCAGGGCGTCATGTACCACGAGTTCACCCACATCCTCGACCTGGAGAACACACGCGACGTCGTCGCCTCAAAGATCCTGCCGATCTTGCTGCAGCACTCCGGCACCGACACGATCGAACACACGATCGCCACCCGGATCTCCTCCTATGCGGCTAGCGACAAGTACAACGAGTTGATCGCCGAGGCCGGTACCGACGTGATGGTCAACGGGGCAGCGGCCAGCCAGCTTTCCCGCGACATCTTCGACGTGCTCCGCGCCGAGTACCGGGCTCGCGGATTTGGCCTGCGCACTGGTCCGGTGGGCGAGGTCTTTCCGAAGGTGGCCGGCCCGCGCCCGGTCTCGTCGATGACGGTCGCGGATCTGCGGGCCGAACTCAAGGCCGCCGAGGTCGCGATACCCCCGGGTGCGCGCAAGGCCGATCTGACGCGCCTGGTCGAAGACCAGCGACGCGCTGTGCCCGGAGAACGTGTCGGCGTATCGCCGCCTGCCGTCGCGCCCACCGCCACTGCGCGTCTGGCCACCATGAAGGTCGGCGAGCTGCGCGACCTGGCTCGCGCCCGCGGCGTCGAGGTGTCGGCCAAGGCGCGCAAGGTCGACCTCGTCAAGGCCCTCTCTGAGCCGACGCCTCCTATCCCGTCCGCTGCAACTGCCGTCGCGCGTCAGGCCGTCATCGACGAGCAGCGCGCCGTCGCCGATGCCCTGTCCGAGGCCCGTCAGCTTCTCGACCGGCAGGCCAGCGCCCGGGCCCTCGCTTCGCGTGCCGATGCCATCGCGGCGCGCACGAACGGGGTGCAGCCGCTCGTCGACGCGATGCGCGACGGCGACGCGGCAGCCATCCGACGCGCGGTCGACGACCTGGCCGCCCGACGCGGCCTGGTCGAGGTCGGGTCGCCACCGGCCGGTCAGGACTGGGTGGCGTTCAACCCGCAGGTTCACGAGGTACTGCCCGGCCTGCCCCGCCCGGCGGCCGGGGCTTATGTGCGCATCACGAAGCCTGCCTACCGCGCCGACATCAACGGCGAGCAGGTTCAGCTGGGCAAGGCTGTCGTCGAGCCGCTCGACGCGGCCGAGATCAAGGCCATCCAGCACGCCCCCGCCGAGGCCGCCCGCCGCTCCATCGCGGTGCCGGAACGCGTCGCCGCCCAGCAGGCCGAGCTACGACGTATCGTCGACACCCCCCTGGCTGGACAGCCGCACCGCATCGGCGGATCCGGGGCCATCAACAACATGGAGCGCCACGAGGGCGGCACGGTCATCACGAAGGACTACAGCCGCAACTCTGCCGCCATGGGCGTGCGCGATGCCGACGCCGAAGAGCTCGGCGCGCTGGTCATGGACGCCCTCGACGTGCCGACTCAGACGGTGCTGCGCACCGGCGACCGCAGCATTGTCGTGTCGGTCCTCGAGGGCGAGCACCCAGAGGCCATCGGTCCTCTGGCCACGGCGGCGCAGCGCACAGCGCTCGCGCAGACCGACGGCGGGCGGCTGCTGGGGTTGGCCGACACGCTCATTGGCAATGCTGACCGTCGCCGCAACTGGGTGCGGCTGGCCGACGGTCGTCCCGCCAGCTATGACCTGGGTGGCGCCTTCCGCGCCCCGAAGCTTGCCGCGCCGGCCGACCCCGAGGCCATCTTTGCCCGGTTCCTGTCGGCGGACGGGAAGGCGTGGGCCAGGTCCATCGACATGAACCCGGCCGACCTGGCCGTCATCCGCACACGTCTCGAAGCGCTTCGACCCGAGTTTGAGCGTCTCGGCCGGGCTACCTGGCATCGGCAGGTCATGGCGCGCCTCGTCGAGGTTGAGAAACGCGCCGACCCCGCCGCCCCGCTGCGCCTGGCGACCGACCGGGCCGCTCAGCGTGCCGCGGTCCGTACCCGGGCCGCGAAGGTGCAGACCCAGCGCGCCAACGCCGCGCTGACCGCCCGCGTCGAGGAGCTGCTCCAGGCCAAGGCCAGCAAGGCCGTCATCCGCCAGGAGCTGGATCCGGCGCTGCGCGAGGCGGAGCAGCTCTATGCCGGCGCCGACCCTGCCCTGGCCGGTGCGCTGCGCACCGCCCTGGACTCCGGCGACACGGCGAAGCTGCGGGCCGCCCTGTCCCGCCAGACCAAGGCGTCGGGCATCACCCCGATCGGCAAGGCCGGCGGTAAGGCCAAGTTCGACCCGGCCACCATGGAAGGCGTCGGCGGCACGCACATCCCTGACGGTGTGGATGTGGTGGTGGTTCGCCGCGGCGCGCGCATCGACGGCGTCGACACACCCGAGCGGGCCATCGTGCGCGCCACGTCGAAGCCACTGCCACAAATCTTGCGCGATGTTTCCGTTCAGCCAGGGCGGGACATTCTGACTCAGGTTTCCCACGGTCATCAGGACTGGGTAGGCGAGGCGGTCCGAGCGGCCGACGACTTGACCAGGATCGGCAATCCGGTTCTGACGGCCGCGGTCCGTCAGCAGGCGGGCTGGTCGGATCCGGCACTAACGCTCACCGCCAGGGAATTGGATGACGCGGTAGCAGCCGGATGGACCGAAATGTGGCGTGGCGTCAGTACCTGGTCGACGGAGGAGGGTCTGACTGCTGCTCGGATTGCTCGAAACACGCCGCGGGGCGAATGGATCCAGGGCGACGGGCTGTACGGCAACGGGTTCTACACCACACCGCGTCGAACTACGGCCGAGGGTTACCGTCAAAGCAACTATGGTTACAGCAATGAAGGGTTCGGCCCTGGTCCACTCTTCGAGTGGCAGGAAGGATTTGACGTCGTGGAGCCGGGCGGAATCCTGCGAATGGCATTGAACCCGGCAGCGAAGATCGTAGATTACGAAGAGTTGCTGTTGGAATACCAAGAGTGGCTGCGTACTCCCGCCGCTCAGGCGCTAGGGTTGGCCAGTCGGGACAGCAGCTTCTATGCCGTTCTGCGAGGCTATGATGGTATTCGGATCCGCGGCGTACATGGCATCAACGATGGATCCGAATATCCGAGCGGCGTGACCAACGATCACGAAGCTGATCAGTACATCATTTTCAACCGAACAGTCCTGGTGTTTGAGCGGCCTGGTCGGCGTTTTGACAACGACCGATACGTGAGGGGGTTGTCGCGGGCATGACACCAACGCTGATGCGCGAACTCGCCCGCCTCACCAGTCAGTCCTTTGCCACCCCAGCTGAGCAGGGGTTTCTCCTGGCTGCGGCTCGGCGGGCGGACGTGCGATCGATCACTGACATGAGCCGGTCTGCTCAGGGGATGATCGCCATGTTGCGACAGAGAATCATCAATCGAGTAGGGGGAGCCCAGCCGTGAGTAGTCGCGCGCAGGCCCAGTGCACACCTTCGTGCATCCGCTACCGGTCGCCGTTCTCACCGGAAGGGATGGCCGCCGGGCGGACCGGACCGTTCTGCGCCGCGTTTCCCGACGGTATCCCGGACGACATCTGGGAAGGCCGCTTCGATCACCGTCAGCCGCACGAGGGCGACCACGGCCTGCAGTGGGAGAGCAAGGGCGGCCTGGAGTTCCCGGCCTATGCTGTGTCCGCGACCGAAGATGCCGCTTCCACGCTGACCGCCGCCGCTGCCGTACTCGAAGGCGCCATGATCGCCCTGGTGCCCGGCGAGGCCGACATCCTGCGCCTAGCCGTCCACGGCGGCGAACCGCCGGAACAGCTGCACCTGACGCTGCTCTACCTGGGCGACAACGCCAACCTCGAAGACCTCGACCGCGAGCGGCTGCTGGGCTGGGCCGCCACGTTCGCCCCGGACTGGGCCCCCATCGGCGCCGAGGCGTTCGCCCCGGCATTGTTCAACCCCACCGGCCCTGAGCCGTGCGCCGTGATGCTCTGCTCCGGCGCCGATCTGGCCGAACTGTACGAGACCGTCCTGGCCGACGTGTCCGAACTCGTCGACCTCCCGCCAGATCTCCACGCCCCCTGGATCCCGCACGTGACGCTGCAGTATCTCGCGCCGGACGAGTCGCCGGGGATGGCTGAGTTCCTGACGACGCGTACCGGACCAGTGACGCTCGACCGGCTGCGGGTGGCCTTCGGCGGAGTGGTCACCGACTTTCCCCTCGGTTCGGTAGCATCGCAGACGGTGGCACCGGAGGCCGATATCCCCGTTGAGGTCCCGGAGTCCGCGCCCGCGGCCGTTGCCGGCGTCGAGGCCCAGACAGCGGCCGCGGGCCCCATTCGCGAGGTCTGGGATGGTCCGCTGAACTAGGTTGCGCGCGTATGATCCCGTTCATGCAGCCCGAGGCCGAGGTCAACACGACGACCGAGCCTGACCCGTATGCGGGGATGGCTGAGGTGCCCTGCTACGGCGTGCTCGCACCCGAGGGCATTCCCAGCGGCGACGACCCGCAGCGTGAGTTCGCTCCCGGCAGCCTGACCTGGGCGCCCCTGCCGATCCCGTTCAAATGGCAGGAGAAGGAAGACGAGGGCCACGAAGGCGCGTGTGTCACCGGGCGGGTCGACGCCATCTGGCGCGACGGGGCGCTGATCCGCTGGACCGGCGCGATCGACAACGTGAGCGAGTACGGGCGCGAGTTGGTCCGGCTGCGTCAGGGCGACTTCGTTCGCGGCGTCTCGATCATGGCCGATGACACGGCTGAGACGGACATCGAGTACGTCTATCCGGTGCCGCCGCCCATGCCCGAGATGGTCATGCCCATGACCCCGCCGTCGGCACCGGCCGCGGTCGAGCCGCTGGACGATGATCCGAACCTGCTCCCGACCGACGAGCAGAACATGGCCGCCCCACCCATGCCGATGATGGACATGGAGGAGATGTGCGAGCCCATCAAGCTGATCTTTCACAAGGCCCGGATCCGGTCGGCCACCGTGGTCGCCGAGCCGGCCTTCGTCGAGGCGACCTTCGACCTCGGCGAGTCACCGATCCCCGTCCCGCTGCAGACCGACATGGGCGAGCAGGTCGTCATCGCCGCCGCAGTAGGAACACACTCGACCGCCACGTCCGACGGCCCCTGGGACGGGCCGGCCAACGAGAAGCAGCTGCCCTCACCCATGCCGGTCGCCACCGCCCGCGCCGCCTATGCCTACATCGACGATGGCGCCGTACAGGACGGCGAGGTCCCCAAATCCGGTGGCCGGTTCATCCACCACGAGATCGGCGCCGACGGAACGCCCGGCGCGGCCAACGTCAAGGCCTGCCAGACCGGCATCGGCGTCCTCAACGGTGGCCGCGGCGGAACCACCATCCCCGGCGATGCCATGGCCGGTGTGCACGCGCACCTGGCCGCCCACCTGCAGGACGCTGGATTGGAGGCCCCGCCGATGACCGCCTCCGCCGGGCAGTGCGGCACCACCGACCCCAACTGGCGCGGCGGTCCGACCGTCATCACCGCCGGCGCATCGTGGACCATCACCATCCCTGAGGTGTGGCCGGAGTCCTGGTTCGAGGAGCCGACCGAGGCTCCGCCGATCGGCGCGCTCAATATCACCGCGGCCGGGCGGATCTACGGCTACCTGGCCCCGGGTGGTGTCTCGCACCGTGGTTTCCGCGCCCAGGGCCGCGCCGTCTACGCCCCGTCCGGCATCGACTACTCGGAGTTCCAGAACAAGGGTTGCATCGTGGCCGGCGCCGACGGCCAGGTGTACCGCATCAACGCCGGCAACGTGACCTTCGACTGCGGCCACGCCAGCCCGATGGACCCGCGCCGCGCCGACCCGTCCTGGGCCGCCGCCCACTACGAAAACAGTTGCTCCATCGCGGCCCGGGTGCGGGTTGGGGAGAACCGGCACGGCACGTGGGTGGCCGGCGCCTTGCTGCACGGCATCACCGCGGACACGGTCGAGCGCATGATGGCCTGCGCCCTGTCCGGCGACTGGCAGGACGGCAAGCTCAAGGGCGCCCTGTTGGTGCCGGTCGAGGGCTTCCCCCGCGCACAGACCGCGTCGGTGCGTATCCGGGAGGACGCGATGGTGGCATCGTCCGTGCCGATCCACTTCGAGGCCCCGCCGGCCAACCCGCACCTGCGCAAGGCGCTCGAACTGCTGGCGCGCAGCGTGGGCCGCGACCGTGCGACGCTCACCGCGTCGGCGTTCCAGCAACTGCGTCAACGCGCGGGGAGGTGACCTGACATGTGTGCATGTGGAAGCGTGGCCCCACCGCCGCCCCCACCGCCCCCGCCACCGCCGACCAGCGGCCCCACCTCGCAGTGACTCCGGCCGGTCGGTAGCGCTTTACGATCACGGGCGTCTACGATGACGCGCAAGTAGCTGTGCCCTGGATGCCGCCGGGATTCCCGCTTCAACCTCTTTCCCGGAGGCATCCATGGCCAAGGCCAACCCGGGCGCCGGCGATGGTGCCCCGTTCCAGCTGCCCGCAGACCTCTCGTCCCTGACCCTCGAGCAGCTCGCCGAGCTTGAGACGCAGGCCGGCGCCGAGTTCGACGCGATCTACGCCGCCGAGGGCGGCCCGCAGGTCGACCAGTTCGAACGCGCCAGCGCCCTGACCGACGCCCTCGAGGCGATCACCGCCCGGCGTAGCGAGATCGAGACCGAGGCCGCCGAGACGGCGGCCAAGTTCGAGGAGCTGCGCAACCGGGCCCGCCCGCCGGCGCCGGAGACCCCGGACGCCTCGGCCGACCCCAACGCCGAGGTGGTCGAGGGCGAGGTGCAGAACGCCGACGGCACGCCGGCCCAGCCGGCCGCGCCGCAGCTGGTCACCGCCTCCGGGCGCGGCACCGGCGGCGCGCAGACCGCCTCCCGGGAGGTGGGCGGCCTTCACCCCAACCGCGGCGCGCCGCGGCTGAACCCGTCGCTGGCCGGTATCCGCTCGGCTGCCCCGGCCCAGACCGCCCCGGGCCAGGAGCTGGCTATGACAGCTAGCGTCGGCCTGCCCGGCGCGTTCGAGACCGGCGGCAAGATCAGCGACATCGACACCCTGGGCAAGCTGTTTGAACGCCAGGCCCGCAACATGGCCGACCAGGGCGGCCGGTACAAGGCCCGCCGCAACGGCGACCCCTACGGCGGCATCCAGGTCGCCTCGATCGCCAACGACTGGGGCAAGAACGTCTTCTCGGACAAGTCGAGCCAGCAGGCGATCGACGAGTACCGTGAGCGCGTCACCGGCATGGCGTCGTCGGACAAGATGGAGACGCTCGTCGCCGCGGGCGGCTGGTGCGCCCCGTCCCAGATCCGGTACGACTTCTTCAACATCGCCTGTCAGGACGGCATGATCGACCTGCCGACCTTCGGCGTCGAACGCGGCGGCATCCAGTTCCCGGTGAGCCCCTCGCTCGCCGACACGTTCAGCCCGGCGCTGCCCTGGTACACGGCGTTCAGCAACGCCACCGTTCCGTGGCTGTGGACCGAAGGCGACGACATCCTGGCCGTGACCGGCTCGCCGACCAAGCCGTGCATCCGGGTGCCCTGCTCGACTATGTCCAACGTCCGCCTCGAGTGTTACGGCATCTGCCTCACCGCGGGCAACCTGGCCGACAACGCCTGGCCCGAGTCGACGCGAAACTTCCTGCGCCTGCTCATGTCGGCGCACTACCACGCCAGCAACGCCCGGTACATTTCGACGATCTCGGCCCTGGCCACCCAGATCACCGGCTGCTCCACGACGGCGACCAACGCGGTCACGGCTACCCTGCTGGACAGCGCCGAGATGGCCGGCTTCGACATCCGGTCCCGGTACGGCATGTGCGACACGGACGTCATCGAGTCCATCTACCCGACGTGGGCGCTCGGCACGATCCGGGCCGACCTGGCCAAGCGCATGGGCATCGCGCCCAACGACGCGTTCCGGGTCAGCAACGCCGACATCGCGGGTTGGTTCGACGTGCGCGGCATTCGGGCGCAGTTCGTGCACGACTACCAGGTCCGCGCGGCCGGACAGCCGGGCGCGGCGACGCCGATCACGTCCTACCCGACGACCATGCGGAACCTCATGTACCCGGCCGGCACCGTGGCCCGGGGCAACGGCATGACCCTGGACCTCGGTGTGGTGCGTGACTCGACCCTCAACGCGCGCAACGACTTCACCGCCGCCTGGATGGAGGAGTGCCACCTCATCGCCCGGTTCGGCCACGAGGTCCGCGAGTACACCAACGCCATCTGCCCGTCCGGCATGACCGGCGCCAACACCCTGACCAGCTGCTGCCCGTAAGGCGATTCGCCTTACACGGACGTAGTTACGGGCCGTAGTTACACCGGATGAACTTGCAACGGAGGGAGGTGAGACCAGATGGCCGGACCGCGCACTCTGGTCTCACCTCCCACGTTCGTCGACCGCAACTTCGGGCTCATGTCCGTCGTCCAGCCCCGGTTCGACGACCCGGACGAGCACTGGCGCAACGGCGTCACCTTCCAGGACCTGTGCGGCCTGGGCGGCACGACGTTCGACCCCTACTGTGTGTCCGGCACCGGCGCTCCGCTCAAGACCCCCAACGTGTCGATCGCCACCTACGGCGCGCTGCCGTTCAACGTGGTCGGCGAAGTCCAATGCTCACCGGTGGGCTACAGCCAACCGGAGCAGCAGGCCCGCGCCGTCGACGCCCTCACCCGCAACGAGTCGTTCCAGGTCGAACAGGCCTTCTGGACCGGCGCGGTCGCCGGCGTCGGACCCACCATCTACCAAGTCTCGCCGCACCTGGCAGCCAACACCGCAGTCGTGGACAGCCTCGGCGTCACGCTGCAGTGCGCGGCGACGACGGTCAGCGGCTCGGTCGTGCTGGATATCGTCGAGGGCATCGGCCGGCTCGAGGCCGCGATGGGCCGCTGTTACAACGGCCAGATCGTGATCCACATGCCGATGGTGCTCGGCGAGGCGCTGCTGTCGAACTACTCGGCCGAGATCTTCGGCAGCCAGATCAAGACCCGGGCCGGCAACCTGGTCGCGCTCGGCGCCGGCTACACCGGCACCGGCCCGGACGGCACGTCGATCCCCAACGCGGCCTGGGTCTACGCCACCCCGCCGATCTTCGCCTACCGCAGCGCACCGGAGAGCTTCGCCTTCCGGGAGGAGCTCAACCGGAGCACCAACACCGTGCAGACGATCGTCGAGCGAACCTACGTGCTGGGCTTTGCCTGCTGCTGCTTCTACGCCGTCCCGATCTCGGTGGGCGGGTACACCACCGGCCAGCCACTCTCGGCGTTCTAGGAGTTCACCATGCCGACCTCGTTGATCTGCTCGAGCCCGGTCCAGGGCCAGATCATGCGTGTGATCAAGCTCAACTCGTGCGGCGTGCCGGTGACTGGTACCGGGTCGGCCCAGATCGTCATGGACGCCTGGACGCAGGTCCAGGCGTCACCGCAGTACAACACCGGCGACCGGAAGATCACCCGCAAGGCCAACGGGGCGCTCTGCACCAACTTCAAGATCCAGGACCAGTTCACCAACGACGAGCTGACCATCGACTTCTGCGCCTGGAACCCGGGCCTGATCGTCAACACCATCGGGGCCAGGCTGCTGACCGGCAGCTTCTCCCCGACCGGCGCCGGCTTCGCCCACGGCACTTGGGCCAACGCCACACAGGCCCACTGGTCGCTCGAGGTCTGGGGCATCGGCGACGGCGCCCAGTGCAACGCGGCCGGCCAGACGGTCTACAACTACTGGTTCTGGCCCCACCTCACCGACGGCAAGAAAGGCGACTACACCATCGGCGCCGACCCGACCATGCTGAAGATCATCGCCAACACCCTCGACGCCTCGCCGCTGTGGACAGCCGGCGCGGCGTGGCTCAACAGTGTGCCGCTGGTCGCCGGCGACCACCAGGGCGAGATCGTGACCACGGTCGCCCCGCCCACGGCGAACTGCATGATCCTGGACTACCCGTAAGATCGCCTCATGGCTGCGGGCCGGCCAAGACCCACGGGGGTGGCCGGCCCGTTCCGCACCAGGGAGGTGAGTCAGGATGACCGCGCCGACACCGACGCAGGGCCCCTGCTCGCCCTGGGACCCGATCTGGTGTTGCGACCTGACCGCCCCAGGATCGACCGCCGTATCCGGCGTCGCGCTGCAGGCCGCGACCGAGGTCCTCTACCACCTGTCCGGGCAACGGTTCAGCATCTGCCAGTTCACGGTCCGCCCATGCCGGCGCGATTGTGGGGACAGCTGGTGGGGCGGGGGCTTTGGCGGCGTCGTCGCGTCCGGCGGCGGGTCGTGGTGGGAGTGGGGCGGCGGAGGCTGGCCGCGGCCGTTCAACTTCAACGGGGCCTGGTTCAATCTCACCTGCGGCGGGTGCGGCGGGTCGTGCTCCTGCTCGCCGCTGAGTGAGGCCTGGTTGCCTGGGCCGGTCGCGTCGATCGTCTCGGTGAAGCTGGACGGCCAGACCATGCCAGCCACTGCCTACCGGGTCGACGACTACCGCAAGCTAGTCCGGACCGACGGCAACTTCTGGCCCATCTGCCAGGACATGAGCAAGCCGGACACCGCCGTCGACACCTGGTCGGTCACGTTCACGGTCGGCGAGACCGTTCCGGTGCTGGGCCAGTGGGCCGTCGGAGAGCTGGCGTGCGAGTTCATCAAGGCATGTACGGGGGCGGCCTGCGCCATTCCCCGCAACGCCACGAACATCACCCGCCAGGGCATCACCCTCGACTTCCCGCTCTGGTCCGATCTGCTCCGTAACGGTTTGTTGGGGCTGCGGTGGACGGACATGTTCGTGGCCACGTACAACCCGAGTCGCCTGCGCGCCGCCCCGATGGTGTTTGACGTCGACCAGGAGTCCAACCGCCGGACGACGTGGCCATGAGCACCATCTTCGCGGGCGTCGCGCCGCCCAACGCGGCCAACTTCAACGGCGTCATCGGCAACAACTTTGTCGTCAACCATCAGGGCAACAGCACCGGCGGATGGTTCTACCGCACCGCCGGTAACCCGATCGCCCAGGTCACCATGGGCCTGTACCGGGACAACGGCCACGTCCTGCTGACCTCGCAGAACCAGGCCGGCCTGGCCGCCGGCGCCTGGAACTTCATCCCCTGGGCCGCCCCGGTCGCGCTGACCGCCGGCGAGATGTACGTCATCGCCGCCTACACCCACGACGGACAGCTCGGGTCGACGCCCGGCGCGCTCAACAACGTGGAGATCTTCAACTCTCCGTTCACCGTGCCCAACCAGTCCGGTCGCGTGCTCGGCTCTGGCGCGCTGACCTTTCCGACCGGATTCTTCGCCGACGCGTACGGCGTGGACACCGAGTTCGTGCTCACCGAGCCGGCCCCGTGCCCGCCCTGCCCGCCGACCGAGGGCTTCCTGATCAACCTCACGAGTCCGGGCTTCGTGGCGATCGTGACCGGGCTGGCCGGGTGCGTGTTCGGCGCCCTCGCCCAGACCCCGGCCGGCGCACCCTGCCGCCAGTGCGTGCTCCTGCCCACCCAGCAGATCCCCTGGGACAACTGCGGCCCGTGCGAGGAGGGCTGCGACGGGCAGGCCGCCTTCGCCATCCGCGAGGTCTACGGCTCCGACACGTTCCCGCTGCCGGCCGCCCAGAAGACCTGGTCGAAGTGCGGGCCGCGATACACCGTGGCCCGGGTCGTGGTCTCAGTGACCCGCTGCGTGCCCGGCATGGACGAGCGCGGCGAGTCGCCTAGCTGCGCCGCCGAGTTGGCTGCCGCGATCATCCTGGAGAACGACCGGACTGCGGTCCGGCAGGGCCTGGCGTGCTGCCTGCATGTCGCCTCGACCGCCACGCCGGCCTTCCTGTCCGAGTGGCTGATCAGCCCGTCGGTCACGGTCGGCGAGCTCGGCCAGTGCGCCGGTTCGGAGACCGAATTTCTGGTCGGCGTGCGGTCCTGCATCTGCCCCGACTAGGGGCATCCGCCAAAGAGGCGATAGCACGGTATAGCCGCACCTGTAACAAGCGTGTGGGTTCTTCTCGTGATCATTGCTGCAGCGCTGACAGCGCCAGCCTGCCCGAACGCATTGCCGATGCTCTGGGCCGTCTTGAAGCCCCGCCCATCGACCGTGAAGGTGTAGCGACTCCATCGTGAGATCCTCTCTGTATGGCCACGGTCAGCTACAGCCAGCGCCTGGACCTCGCCGCCATCCGCGCGCTGGTCACATCACCGCGGGGCGGCGTGGTCCAGGACCTGCTACGCCGCGGCCTGCTCGTCGAGGCCCAGGCCAAACGCAACCTGGGCGGCATCGGCGGCCCGAAACGCGTCGACACCGGGCGCCTGCGCGCCTCGATCAATACCCAGCTCGTGACCCGCGACGGTCAGCCGGCGGTCCTGATCGGCACTAACGTGCGCCACGCCATGTGGGTGCACGACGGGACGGGCGTCTACGGGCCGCGTGGTCGCCGCATCACCCCGAAGAGCCACAAACGGCTCAGGTTCCGGCCGAAGGGCTCACGCAAGTACGTGTACGCCAAGAGCGTCGCCGGCATGCGCCCTAACCCGTTCATGAAGAACGCGCTCCACGCCGCACGAAACTAGGCTGCCTTCATCGCTTTCCGGGCGGCGGCTCGGTGGGCACCTTGCCGGGGTTCGGCCCGGGCCAGGGACGTTCGCCCGGCTTCGGATTCGGTTTGGGATTGGGCGGCGGTGGTGGTCTGTCCTTCGGCATGGATGCGACCCTACCCATCGACCTAGTGACGTGTCAACAGGTGTGGTGCTACGCTGCCGGCATGAGATTCGCGCGGCGCTGGTGGGAAGAGTTCAACTGGCTCATCGACCACACCCCGACCCTGCGCGGGCAGCTGGACTTCCTGTTCTGCCGCGGCGTCTACGACTACCGCCGGGTGACTTGGTAGTGGGTGGCGGCATCGACCCGCGGCGACCCAGATAGCCCGGTCCTATCTGTGTGGGCTGTAGAGATCTAGACTCAGCCCATGACATCACCTGATGCCGCAGGCATTCCGGTCGAGCCGGAGATCAAGGACTTCACGATCCGCCGCGAGCCGATCCGCTTCCGCGTCGACGACGACGAGTTCGCCGCCCCGCCGCTGATCGGCGGATTCATGATGCGCAAACTCGGCGCGCTCCACGCCCAACTCGGCGACGCCGCAGATGACGCCGAGCGTCTTATGGGCATCGTGGCCGACATGTTCCGCGCGCTGATCCCCGGCCCCGGCGGCAAACGTTTCGCCGAGCGTCTCCTCTCCGACGGCAATCCCGGCGACTCTGAGGCTAGCCCGCCCATACCACCGTCCCCTCCGGTCATCGGACTCATGGATCAGGCCATCCCGATCATCTACTGGCTGCTGGAGCGCTACGGGCTGCGCCCTACACAGCCGTCCTCGCCCTCGCCAACTGGGTCGACGGACGGGCAGACGGACATCCAGAGCGATGGCACCTCTTCAACGGCTGGTGCATCAGGCACGGCATCGCCCATCGAGACCTTGACTGTGCCGACTGGCTTGATCTGATCCACATCTACCTGATCGAGCACACCCCACCAGAGAAAGCGGAGGAGATCACCCGAGCGTTCACCGGAGAACTCGGCACCTGGCAACAGCAGACCGCGCCGACGCCACGACCCCGGCTTCCCCGCCCGCCACCATGGATGCGGGTCCGGCCGGGCGACATAGCCAGAATGGACCGGGCACTGGGACGGTCGTAACGCACAGGTCACGGGGGTGACACGGCGTGGGTCAGCCAATCGACACCGCGACAGTCCTGCTCGTCTCCGATGCGTCCGGCTTCGCTCGCCAGGTCAAGCTGCAGGTCGATGAAGCGCTGCGCGGCATCGCCTCCCAGGTCGACCGGGCCTTCTCCGCGATCGAACGCTCCTCCCAAGAGGCCGGAAACGAGATCGGCCAGGACTTCCAGCGCGGCGGCGAACGCGCCGAGCTGGCTTTCGGGGAACTGTCGCGGGCGGCCCGCCGCGAGTTCGCCGAGATCGATACCGCCGCGGGTGCCTCAGCCGCTGGCATGTCGTCCAAGCTCGGCGGCGCCCTGGCGGTCATCAAGACCGGGCTGATGACGGTCGGCCTGGCTGCCGGCGCCGGCCTTGCCGCGATGACCGGGTTCGGGCTCAAGTCCGCGGCCAGCCTCGAGCAGAGCACCGTGGCGTTCACGTCCCTGCTGCACTCGGGCCAGGACGCGAAGGTCTTCCTCGACCAGCTGCAGCAGTTCGCCGCCGCGACGCCGTTCGAGTTCGCCGAGCTCGTCCCGGCCAGCCAGCGTCTACTCGTCCTGGCCCAGAGCCTCGGTCAGACCAAAGACGCCGTCGTGCCCATGCTCACGACACTGGGCGACCTCGTCAGCGTCACCGGCGGTAGCTCGGAGAACATCGACAGCGTCGTGCGTGCGCTGGGCCAGATGGCCTCGAAGGGCAAGATCTCCCAAGAGGAGATGATGCAGCTCTCCGAGGCGCTGCCCGGCTTCAACGCCAACGCGGCCATCGCCTCGAGCCTGGGCTTGTCCGTCGCAGATACGCTGACGCTGATCACCGCCGGCGGTGTCGACGCGACCACAGGAATCAACGCCCTGCTCAAGGGCATGGCCGCCTTCCCTGGCGCGGCCGGGGCGATGGCCGCCCAGTCGCAGACCCTGACCGGCGTCTTCTCGACCTTCAAGGACACGGTCGGGATCGCGCTGACCAATGCGTTCCAGCCGGCCATCCCCGCCATCAAGGATGCCCTGGGTCAGCTCACTCCGATCCTGGGTAACGCGATCGGCCAGCTCGCGCCAAGCCTCGGTGCCGGATTGGCTGCGATTCTGCCGTTGCTGGGCAAGCTGATCGGCGCGATTGTCCCGATCCTGTCGCCCATTCTCAACGCGCTCGGCCCGGTCCTGGACGCGCTGGGGCCGGCGCTGCAGCCACTCGGCGAGGCCCTGGGCCAGCTCGTCGTGGCGCTGGTGCCGATCCTGCCGATCGTCGCCCAGTTCATCGCCGTGCTCGCCGAGCTGGCCATCCCCATCATCAAGCTGCTCGCCGCAGTTCTGCTGCCGTTGACGCCGATCCTGAACTACATGGCCGCCGCGATCGGCGAGGTCGCCAAAGCTCTCGGGATGATCGACTGGACGGCGGTGGGGTCGGCCATCGGGGGCGCGTTCGCCAGCGCTTGGCGGGCCGTGTCCGATTTTGCCGTCAACGCGGCCAAGGCGATCTTCGAGTTCGGCGCCATGCTCGGCACGAAACTACGCGAGTTCATCGACAACATCGCCACCTTCGTGACCAACTCGATCAGCTTCATCACGAGCCTGCCGGGCAAGATCCTCGGCGCCCTGGGCGACTTCGGGTCGCTGCTCATTCAGAAGGGCCGCGACCTTATCTCCGGTTTGTGGGCTGGCATCTCCGGCATGGGCAGCTGGCTCTGGAACAAGATCACAAGCTTTGTCAGCGACAACATCACCGGACCCATCAAGTCCGTCCTGGGCATCCACTCGCCCTCGACCGTGATGCGGGACCAGGTCGGGGCGATGATCCCGGCCGGCATCGGCGAGGGCGTCCAGGGCGGCCTGCCAGATCTGAGCAGCCTCATCCGGGGCATCGTGCCCACCGCGAGCGCGGCGTCCGGCGCAACCACCTTCGCCGGCGGGATCAACGTTACGATCAACTTCGTCGGCGGAACACCCACCGCGGCCGAGGCCAAGACGGTGGGGCAGGCCGCCGCCGACGGCATCATGCAGGCCATCGCCCGGCGCAACGTCGCGACGGCCGTCCGGATGGGTGTGAGCGGGGTGAGCGGCTAGCTATGGGCAACTACAACCCGAGGGCGCCCATCGTGCTGGGCCAGGAGTGGGTCCCGATCCGCAACGAGAACGCCGTGTTCAGCCCGGCCGTCAACTCGGTGGAACTGGGTCACCAGTTCCAGACGCAGGCCAGCCGCACCCTGGCGACCGCCCGCTTCTACATCAACGAGCTGCAGCCGCTCTCCGACCGCGGCCAGACGTTCATGGCGGCCATCTACCCGGCCGGCACCGAGGACGAATCCGGCCCCATCCAGTCGGTTATCGTTCCGTGCAATGTCTGCACCGTCACCAACGGCACGGTCAGCGGACCCAACGCAGTCGAGGCACTGCTCACGCGGAGCACCTCCACGGGCATCAGCCTGGACTGCTCGCAGCCCAACGCCGGCCTGGCGCTCAGCTTCGCCACCGGCAGCTATGCCGCCCCGCTGACCGGCAAGCGCATCCTGGCCATCGATCTCCTTACTGGCACCTCGGCCTCCGCCGACATCACCGGGCCGACCAGGACCACCAGCACCTCGCTGATCAAGGTCAGTACCAACGGCGTGATCGGTGCGGTATCTGACCCGGAAGCCATCTTCGGCCGGCTCCGGGTCGAACGCGAGATTGACCGGGCCGGCTTCGGCGAGGTCAACCAGTTCTGGACCGCCAACTCGCCCAATCTCATCGCCGACCGCGTGCCGTGGATCTTTTCGCAGATCAACCGCTTCGACAACGTCCTGGGCCAGCTGTTCACACGCATCGAGACCGGAACCAATCGCGGCACCACCGCCAACTCGTCCTGCTACATCTTCTACGCCGCGCTGGAGATCATTTTCTGCGAGGAGAAGCGGGTCGCCGTCGGCGCCACCCAGTTCGGAACGGCCAACGCCGCGCACTCGTTCGGCGCCGAGTCTGTGCTGGGAGCCAACCAGATCCTCATGCACGACATGAGCAACGTGCTCAACCCGGCCCTCGGCGCCGGCGACTACGTGCTGATGCTGTCATCGGCGAACGTGGGCGGCCTCAACGACAACACGGCACAGAACACCTCGGACTACCCGAACCTCAACGCGGTGCGCGAACTGTACACGATCCCGCCGCACCCCGGCGTCCAGGTCAACATTCCATTCCCGTTGACCGACCACATCGGCGACGTGTTCACCAGCGACTTCACGCACATCCTGCCCCAGCTCAGCCTGCACGCCTCCGGCACCGGCACAATCACCGAGCCACACGTCTACGGCCGGGCGATCGACGCGCACGTCTACGGCACGAACACGGCCACCCAGGAGATCTACGACGACATCTCCGGAGTCGCCGCCTCCTACCCCCAGGTGCGCTACTACGCGCGGCGCTTCGGCGACACCACCGTGCCGCTCACGCTCACCGGGACCGGCGTGTTCACCGGGTCGACCGTGTCCATCACCCCGGCTGACTTCGACGAGCTGACCGAGATCCTGGACGGCTGGCGCGAGGTCACCCTGCGGTTCATCAACGCCCCGACCCTGGGCGCCGCCACGGGCACGCCGGGGTGGACGTGGTCGGCCAACGGAGAGACCGCCGGCAACCGCTGGGAGATCCTGGGCGCCTGCGCCCCGGCCGTGTCCGGCGTCGGCGGCAACCTCTACAACCTTGTCCCGGCACCCAACCAGCTCACCGGCGCCACCTACCAGCCCCCGGCCGGTGCGACCGTCGAGCTGACCTGGATGCCGCAGGGCGTTGGCTCGCCGTTCGTGTCCAGCCCCAGCTCCGACCCAACGACTGACGCGGTCCTGATTTTCAGCCAGGACCCGCCCGCGGTCACCGGAGTAAGCATCACCGCCCGGACCCAGGCGGTGAGCGGCGTCGGACTCGACTGCGGCTCGCTCCCGTGCTGCATCCCGACCGGCATCGCCTACCAGCAGGTCACCTGGTCGCACCAGGGCCTCACGACGCTGGTTGAGGATTCGTTCACCCGCGTGGTCGTCAACGGCTTCGGCAGCCCGGACATCGGCGGCGCCTACGCGCTGACCGATGCGGCAACGGCCTACCAGGTCAACGGGTCCGAGGGCACCATCACGCCATCGGTCGTGAGTACAGACTCGTACGCCACGATCGACGTCGGCAGCACCGACTTCGACATCACCGCAGCAGTCGGCGTCGTCGGCAACATCGTCACCAGCTCCAACGCTCGCACGATCCTGGTCGGCCGATTCACCAGCGCGATAAGCACCTACACCGCGTTCGTGCAGCAGGTCCAGTCGACCGGCGCGCTGGTGCTCGCCATCACCGGCTCAGGCCTGACCGCCGTCACCGTCACGACAGCCATCGACGGCGGCGCCCGGATCAACATGCGGTTCATGGGTCAGGGATCCCTGCTCAAGGCGAAAGTCTGGCCTCTCAGCGACCCGGAGCCCATCACCTGGGACCTAGAGATTACAGACACCTCGATCACCACCGGAACGCGAGCCGGCGTCGGCGCGCAGTCGCGGACCAACCTCGGCAACACCATCGCCTTCGACAACCTGCGTATCACCGTCCCGTCCTACTGGTTCGGCGGCTACGAGCTGCAGCGCTACGACAGCGTCCGCGGCGACTTCGACACGATCATGCTGGCTAGCGACATCATGCAGACCAGCTTCAACGACTACGAGGCCCGCGTCGGGGTCAGTTCGGTGTACCGGATCCGAGCACTCAACGCGCTCAACTTCGCCGGCCCGTGGTCGGGGCAGGTCACCGGCGCGGTGCCGACCCCGGGCGTCACCGGCGGCTGCGCGGATGCGACCGGGGCGCTGATCTTCACGTCCAATGCCGACCAGACCGGCGCCAACAACGCGGCCTATGTCATGCAGTGGGACGGGGCGCCCAGCGAGGACTTCAAGCTCCCCGAGGCCGACATGGTCCAGTACCAGCCCATGTACGGCCGGGACGGGTCGGTGGCCTTCCACGGCACCGAGCGCGGGCTGGAGACGTTCGATCGGACCGTGCTGCTCAACGCGGCCGCGATCGACCCGATCCGCCTGGCAGATGCGAAAACGATTCGCGATCTGGCCTGGGCCAACCTGCCCTATGTCTGCGTGCGCGACGAGATCGGCGACCGCTGGCTGGCCAGCATCCAGATCCCCACCGTCAACTCGCGGCTGAATCGGACGAAGTACTTCGCCCGCATCGAGATCACCGAGGTCACGCAGACGCCGGCGGTGATCGACCCGTGACCGCGCCCGGAATCGGATCGGCATGGCCCGGTGCCAGCGCCCTGGTCACCGATACCCGGGCCGGCGCACTAAACCTTGACCAGTCGATCGGCCAGTTCCAGTACACCTACCGCTTCGAGCTCGTCAACGCGGTCAGCGGCCTGCACCTGGGCGACATCCATCCAATCCGCAGCGCCACCATCCGTCACGACACCAGTCAGATCTCGAAACGGACGCTGGGCCTTGCGCTGGGGAAGGCCGACACCGCGGCCATCAACGCGTTGACTGATCGCGTCGTTCCGTTCATGGTCATTCCGGGGATCCCGTGCCCGGACACGCCAAGCGGCGACTGGCCCCTGGGCCGCTACCAGTTCGTCGACAACCCGCGCAAGGTCTTCACCGGCGGCAAGCTCGGTCAACCCAGCCTGGTCGATGAGATGTTTCTGGTCGACCAGCCCATCCTGGCCGGCATCAACGGCGTCGGGAAGGTCGTGGACACGGTCATCGTCGAGGTCCTCACCGACCTGGCCATCACGTTCGACATGGAACCCAGCAACTTCACCTCGGCCGACTCGTGGGGCATCGGCAAGCGCCGCGGCCAGATCCTCGAGGCCCTCAGCGTGGCCGGCGACTACTGGTCGCCCTGGTTCGACAACTTCGGCGTGCTGCGGTTCCGTCGTACGTTCAACCCGGCGTTGCGCGTGCCCGATATCAACCTCGACATCGGGGCCCGCGTGTTCCGGGCCGACATCCTCGAAACCGACGACGTACTTACCGCCCCCAACACGTTTGTTGTCATATCAAACAACTCGGCGACACCGGAGGTCCCGGCGGTGGGGACGGCCACCGTGCCGATCAACGCACCCAACTCGGTGGCCAACCGCGGGTTCGCCATCACCAAGGTCGTCGACCTGCAGGTCAGCGACTCCGCCCAGGCCGCAGCCATCGCCAACGGCCTGGCCCAGCGACAGGCCATCTTCGAACAGGTGCAGCTGTCCACCGCGGCCGACCCCCGCCACGACGGCTACAACGTGATCCGCTGGCAGGGCGCCAACTGGCTCGAGCTGTCCTGGTCGCTGACGCTCAAGCCCGGCGAGCCGATGACCCACACGATGCGCCGGAGCTACACGTGAGCGACCCTCTCGGCGAGGCGGGCGCGATGGCGCAGGCTCAGGCCAAGGCCATGGTTCAGAACGCGCAGGCGCTCGGCCTGACGTGGACGCGGCGCCCAGCCACAGTCAGCAGCGACAGTCCGGTCATGGCCATCCAGGACGGCGACACCACCGCCATCGAGATGGCCACGCTCATCGGACCGGTCTACGTCGGGCAGCGCGTCTACGTCGACATCGTCCCCCCGTCGGGTAACTACATCGTCGGCACGGCTGCCTCAACGCAGCTCGGCGCCCGGGCCCGGGTCACCAACGCGCAGAACGTCAACAGCGCCGCCCAGACCACCGCCATCTGGAACGTCGTCGACGAAGAGTCCGGTGCCGACTTCCTGGCCGTGGGCGGCACCGTCTTCACGGTCCCGGCCGCCGGCCTGTGGGCGATCACCTTCCAGCCAACCATGTCCGGCGGCGGCGGCACGCGCAACTTCGGGGCCATCAACGTCACCTCGACCCTGACCGGCGCCCCGAGCATCTACCGCGCGAGCTGGGACGCCGGCGAGGACCGCACCACCGTAGGCGTCACGATCCCGATGCTGGCCGGCGACACGTTCACCGCCAGCGTGTTTCAGAACAGCGGCGCCCCGCAGACGCTGGCGGCGTGGCTGGGCGTCTACAAGGTGGGAGGCTTCGTGGCATGAGGACAGCTGCCGTGATCCTGACCCACAACCGCCCCGAACTGCTGGCGCAGTGCGTCGCCGCCATCAAGCCGCAGGTGGACATGGTGATCGTGGTCGACAATGCCAGCGAGCCGGCCGCGCAGGTTGGGCCCGGCGTGGTCCTCATCCAGATCCCGGACCAGCCGCCCAACCTGGCCCGGTTCTGGAACGTCGGACTCAGCGTGGCCATGGCCGAGGGCGCGGAGCGGGTCGCGTTCCTGTGCGACGACGCGATCGTTCCGGATGGCTGGTTCGCCGCGGTCCTCGAGGGCATGGCGGCGACCGGCGCCGTGGTGGGTTGCAGCGACCCGCACGGCCACCTCCCGGCCGGCCACACCCGCGTCAAGACCGCACCCGATGCCGCCATCATGGAGCGCATGCCTGGCCACGCCTGGGTCCTCGACCCAGCCAGCCCGGTCCGCCCGGACGAGTCGATGCTGCTCTGGTACTGCGACACGGACGTGGACTGGCAGGCCCGCCACGCCAGCGGGATGGTCATGGTCGGCGGCTACCCCGTCCCGAACATCCACCCAAGCGGGTTCATGCTCACCCACCCGGAGCTCATCGACCAGACTGGCCAGGACGGGCTCACCTTCTCGGCGAAGTGGTCCTGGCGACCCTGGTGACAATGGAGCCGGCGCAGGCGGAGTTACTCGCTCCGGAGTTTCCCGCGCCGGCCTCGTCAGTCTAGGTCTACGGGCTAGTGACGTGTCAAGTGGTTCTGATACCGTCTGCTCATGCCATCGGTCGCCTACGGGTGCTGCGTCGGATCGTGGGAACGCTTCAACCGCTACGTCGTGCCGCCAGCCAGCGGTGCCCCGGTGCTCGGACTGAGCGGTCAGACCTCGATCGCCAACGCGTACAACGCCATTCTCGACGCGTACCGCGGGCAGGACTTCGACCTGGTCATCCTGCAGCATGACGATCTTGAAATCACGGATCCCGACCATGTAGCCAAGTTCGCTGCGATCTTCGCTGAAGACGAGTACACCATGCTCGCCGGCGTTGCTGGCGGCTCGGCGCGAAGCGGTTTGGGCTGGTGGAACTGCGAGCCAATCGGCCACCAGCAGACCGACGCGGGCATGATCGATTTCGGGCCGCGGACCGGTATCGTCGACCTGCTTGAAGGCAGCATTCTGGCGTTTTCCCGTGGTGGACTTGAGAGGCTGGGCTTCGAGTCACGGCCGGGATTCCACGGCTATGACGAAGTTGCCATGGTCGTTGCTCGGCAGCCAGGCTGGCGCTCCGTCGTGGTCGATATCGACACCCACCACCACACCCCGCTGGGGTTCGACAACGACGCGAGCCACGAGGACTGGCTGGCCGCTGACCGCTGGTTCCGACAGAAATGGAGCATCGGGTGAAGCGCACGACCTGCTCGGCCTGCGGCGCGGGCGACCTCGAGATGTTCCTGGATCTCGGACCCTCGCCCATCGCCGACGCCTACACCGAGAACTTCGGCCTGGACGCGCCGACCTATCCCCTGCAGGTCGCGGCCTGCCCGAAGTGCCGCCTCGTGCAGCTGCTTGAAGTGCTCGACGCCGACGTGCTCTTCGGAACGGGCTACAGCTTCTACTCCTCGGCCAGCCCGCCCCTGAGCGCCTATCACGCCGCCTACGCCCAGGACCTCCTGGTGACCCATGGCGAGCAGGCCGCCATGGGCGTGCTGGAGATCGGCTGCAACGACGGCGACATGCTGCGCCACTTCGCCCACCTGCCGCACCTCGGCGTCGATCCGGCGCAGGGGCCGGCCAGCGTTGCTCGTGGGCGCGAACTGAACGTCCTCGGCGAGGCGTTCTCACGCGGGCTACCTGTGATCGAGGCGATGCGCGAGAAGTTCGGGCTGGTGATCGCCAACCACGTCCTGGCCCACGTCGCCGATGTGTCCGACGTGCTGGCCGGCATCGCCCACGGGCTCCGACCGGACGGCATCGCCTTCATCGAGGTCCAGTACCTGCCCGACCTGCTGATCAACAACAGCTTCGACCTCGTCTATCACGAGCACCGCAACTTCTTCTCCCTGTCCACGCTCGAATACGCCCTCTGGCGCCACGGCCTGCGCGTCATCGACGCCCAGCTCACGGACCGCCAGGGCGGTTCGCTGCGCGTGGCCGCTGTGCATCGCGACGGGATCGTCGCTGACGATCTGACCGACCGCAGGGTCAGCAACCTGCGTGACAGCGAGGCGTGGCTGCAGTCGTTCGGCGCGTACGAGGGTATGCAGGGCCGCGCCGAGCGCATCCGCGACCGTCTGGTCCAGATGCTCGACGAGGCCAACGACAGGGGCGTCGTGGCGCTGTACGGGGCGCCGGCCAAGGCCACCACGCTGCTCAACTTCTGCGGCCTGACCTACGTCGACCTGCCCTACTGCTGGGACACGACGCCGGCCAAGCAGGGTCGCCACATCCCCGGCACGGGCATCGAGATCCGCGAGCCGTGGCGCGGCGACCGACCGCACACGTTCCTGCTCGCCTCGTGGAATTACGCCCGGCAGATCGTCAAGGGCCATCCCGGCTTCGACTGGATCATCCCGTTCCCCGCGCCCTGGCTGCTGCCATGAAGCTCAATCTCGGCTGCGGAGATCGGTACGCCGATGGGTGGTGGAATGTTGATTTCGCCGGGTCGCCGCACCGCAAGGACGAAGAGGTCGACCTGCGCACCAGTCTGTTGCCATGGGTGGGGATCGAGCTTGCATACGCCGGTCACGTCCTCGAGCACCTCTATGTCGATGAGGTGCTGGTGCTGCTGCGAGCCCTGCGTGGCGCTATGGCGTCAGATGGCGAGTTGATGGTGGTCGGCCCGGACGTCATCGTGGCCCAGGGCATGGCCGTGGCCGGCACGCTGGACGTGACCATGGATTCGCTGACCAACGGCGGGCACCGCTGGCATGGCGACGAGCACCGCTGGCACTGCACGACCTGGGCTGTCGAGGCGCTGCTGCGGGCGGCCAGCTGGCATCGCGTTACGCGCTTGTCCATCAACGACGTCGACCCGCTCTGGCCGGTGGCCGACCGCCGGCCGCAGTGGCAGTGCGCAGTCAGCGCCCGCCCATGAGTATCGGGGTGATCATTCCGACGATTCCGCCGCGGAAGGCCCTGCTCCTGCGGGCGCTGACCAGCGTCGGCCGCCAGACCATGATGCCCGCGGCGGTGAGCGTGGCCGTCGACCTCGAGCAGCGCGGCGCGCCGGTCACGCGCCAGCGGGCGCTGGACGGCCTCGAAGCCGGCGTCGAGTGGGTCGCGCCACTGGACGATGACGACGAGTTCAAGCCATTCCACCTGCAGGCACTGTGGGAGCACGCCCAGGAGACCGGAGCGGACTACGTCTACTCGTGGTTCGAGCTCGTCGCCCCGGACGGCATGTCCTACGGCGACTATGACCCGGTCTTCCCGCCGACGCACTTCACGAACCCGTTCGACCCGGCCGACCCGATCGAGACCACCATCACGATCCTGATCCGGCGCGAACTGCTGCTCGCTGTCGGCGGCTACGAGGCGCTGCACCGGCCGGAGGAGTACGCGAAGGGCGCCTCGACCGGAGAGGACCGCAACCTGACGTTGCGCTGCATCGAGGCTGGCGCCACTATCAGCCACCTGGTTCGCCGGACCTGGCGCTGGCACCACCATGGGCGCAACACGAGCGGAAGGCCGGACCGATGGTGACCATGGTGATGCCGGTGCATCCGGCCCGGTGGAGGACCACGATGCGCCGGGCGCTGCGCTCCGTCCTGGCCCAGACCATGCCGGTGGCCGCCATGAGTATCGTGAGCGACCTGGCCGGCGCCGGCGCCGGCCCGACCCGCGATCGGGCCCTGGCTGCGGTGCGCACGCCCTGGGTGGCCTTCCTGGACTCCGATGACGAGTGGTGGCCCAACCACGTCGAACAGTTGCTCGCCTGCGCCGACGAGACCGGCGCCGACGTGGTCTATTCCGCTTGTCGCGTCATCCACACCCAACTCGGCGAGATTCCGGCGACCCACCCGGGGTTTGAGGAGTGGGGCCGGCCGGGCCGCCGGTTCGATCCTGACCTGCTGCGCCAGAAGTCCTATCTGCCGGTGACCAGCCTGGTCCGCACCGAGTTGGCCCAGCAGTGCAGCTTCGTCCCGCCCGGCGGCAGCCACTACGACGACTGGGGCTTCTACCTGGGCCTGCTCGACCTGGGCGCCACGTTCACGCACCTGCCACGGATCACCTGGGTGTGGCACCACGGGCCGCACAACACGTCCGGAAAGCCGACGAAGGGGGACGCAGCATGAGCGAGCATGAGCACCGCTGGGGTCGCGAGAATCGCCAAGGTCAGTGCGATTGCGGCCTGTGCAGGCTTCCCGATCCGCGTGGCCTCGACTGCGCTGGTTGCTCGGCGTACCTGAGCCCCGGCGACGCTGACTTCGACGAGCTCTACGAGGCCGCTCCATGGTGGTACGACGTCGAGGACGACGAGGAGCAGACCGCGGCTGGTCCGTTCGATATCGATGCGGCGCTCGAGATTCCGGTGATCAGCGTGCGACGGGGCGGGATTCGGTTCCCATCGAAGGGCGATGCAGCATGATCTGGTTTCTGCTCGGCGTTTTCGTCGGCGCGCTGGCGGTCTGGTGCCGGTCGTGCATCAACGGCGAGCAGCTTGGCCACACCCGCGAATGCCAACTCAGGCACATGGACTCATTCCTGTGATCGTCTACGTCTACCCGGCCGATACGACCGCCTGTGGTTCGGTGCGGCTCATCTGGCCGGCCGCCGCCCTGCGAGCCGCCGGTCATGACGTGCGGGTGGTGTTGCCGCAGCAGCGGGCCGGCATCGGTGGCGACATCGACACGAAGACCAACCAGCTCAAGAACGTGATCATCCCGCCCGACGCGGATGTCATCGTGCTGCAGCGGGTGGCCTTCGCGCACATGGCGCAGGCCGTGCCGATGATCCGGGCTCGTGGCGTGGCCGTCGTGGTCGACATGGACGACGACCTCACCAAGATCGACCCCAGTAACCCGGCGTTCTGGGCGCTGCGCACCGATGGCGTAGGGCGGATGGCCCACCACAACTACCGCAACGCCCACGCCGCCTGCCTCACCGCCACTCTGGTCACCTTGTCCACACCGGCCCTACTCAAGGTCTACGCCCCGCACGGACGCGGCGTCGTGATCGAGAACCGGATCCCCGCCGGCTACCTCGACATCGAGCACGTCGACTCGGCAACACTGGGCTGGCCCGGCTCGGTACACTCGCACCCAGCGGACCTGCACCAGCTCGGCCCCGCCGTGCAGCGCCTCGTCCACGAAGGTGCGACCTACCGCGGCGTGGGCCCGGACTACGCCGACGTGCCCGGCGACGGAGCACTGCGCCGGGCACTGGGGCTGGCACAGGATCCGCCGGTGACCGGAGCGGTCGACATGAGCGAGTACCCGCGCCGCGTCGCCGAGATCGGGGTGGGCCTGGCACCACTGGCGCAAACCGCGTTCAACTCGGCCAAGAGCTGGCTCAAGCCGCTGGAGATGATGGCGTGCGGGGTGCCGTTCGTGGCCCAGAACTTCGAGGAGTACCGACGCCTGATGCTCTACGCCGGCCTGATAGGGCACGGCGTGGCCAACACCCCTAAGGACTGGTACCGCAAGCTCAAGGCGCTGGTGCTCAGCCAGCCGCTGCGCGAAGAGATCAGCGAAACTGGGCGCGACTTCGCCTCACGCATGACCATCGAAGGCAACGCCTGGCACTGGTGGGAGGCCTGGGCCGCAGCGTTTGACCTGCAGAAAGGCCGCGCCGTGACCGGCCTGGGCGTACCATAGCGATCATGACGTTGTTCGGCTGGGACGCGAGCGACTTCGACTGGGCCCGCGGCCCGATGGACCTGGTCGCGGCCAAGGCCGACGGCATCACCTGGTTCACGCACAAGGCCACCGAGGCCACCAACGTCAAGCACATACACCTGGCCGGCGCCCTCGACCGGGCCCGGGACGCCGGCATCGAGTTCCTCGGCGCCTACCACGTCGTGCGCTCGTCGCCGTCGGTGCCGGCCCAGGTCAACTACTTCCTCGGCTACCTCGACGCCGTGGTGCCGTGGTGGCGGGCCTTCCCGGGCTTCATGCTGCAGGTCGACCTGGAGCTGTGGTCATACGACCAGGTGTCGGCCGCGACTGGTGCCGCCTTCGCGGCCGCGCTGCAGGCCGCCCAGCCCAAGCGGGTCCTGACGTACGCCTCGCGCGGCATGTACGGCGACAGCCTGACCGGGCTGGACACTCCGCTGTGGAACGCCAACTACGGCAAGGGCGATCCGGCCGGCCACTATGTCGATGTCTACCCGGGCGATCAGGGGGCGGGCTGGGCCGCCTACTCCGGGCAGACGCCGGTCATGTGGCAGTACGGGTCCCGGTGCACCATCGGCTCCCAGCCCGGCTGCGACGCCAACGCGTTCCGCGGCACGTTGGCCGACCTGCGCGAGCTCATCACCGGCGACGCGAACCCCTCGACCAGCCTGCCCGGCTGGCCAGTCCGACGAAAGGCGCCCGACATGATCGGCATTCGCGACCCCGAGGGTGGGGAGTTCACGATCGCGATGGACTCACTGTCGCCCACCGGCTACGTCTATACACCGGTCGTCTCCGCCGACCGGTCGATCGCCCTGCAGGTCGGTGGCGTGGTGATGGTCGACAACGGCACCCGGCCCGGCGCGTTCGGCCCATCGGGGACCGAGGTCCGCGACCGGCTAGTGGCCGACGTGGTGGCCGCGGTCGTGGCCAGGCTGCCGGTCGGCGGAGGCGATGGAGCGGGGCTGACCGCCGAGCAGGTCGCGGTAGCGGTCCGGACGGAGCTGGACCGGACCAAGCTCGGCCGAGCCTGACCTGCATGGAGATCGCCGCCATCATCACGGCGGTCTCTGTGCTGCTCACGGCCATGGTCACCGGCTTCATCCAGATCCGCCACGAGGTCCGCAGCGTGCACAGGATCGTCAATCAGCAACGTACGGACATGATCGAGGAAATCAAGACGCTCCGGGCCATCATGCGACAGGACATCTCGTGAGCATCGAAGAGTGGCAGGCTATCGGCATCGTCTGTGGGGCGATTCTCGCGCTGGCCGGCGTGATGCTGCTCATCGGGAAGGGGCTGAGCGTGCTCTGGCAGTGGAAATTTGGCAATGAGCTCAAGGCGGCTATGGCGCGGATAGAGGCCAAGCTCGACGCGCACCTCGACTCGCACGCAGATCCTGGCGAGCAGCCAGCTAAGCCGCCCACACCGCGTCCCAGCCCCAACGGAAGGCTGCCGACCACCGGGCGTCGAGTCAGAAGGGCATGATCATGTGGACCAGGACATTCTGGAAAGCGCTCGCGGAGCGCTCGCTCAGCACCGGAGCCCAGGCGGCGCTGCTGGCCTGGGGCGGCGGGGCGCTGCCGTCGGTCTCGCTGCCGTGGTGGACCGTACCGGCCGCTTTCGTAGGCGGGGTGGCGCTGGGCCTGCTCAAGGGCATCGCGGTCAACCAGGCCACTGGCGACGGTCCGGGCATCATCCACGCCGAGCAGGTCATCGATGTCCACTGAGCTGGGCTGGATCACCACGCCGTGCGAGAGCGCGAACAGCTGCATCGAGGTGCTACCGCCACAGATCCACGTCAACACGGTGGCCATCCGCAGCGCGCTGGCGCCCCACGATGTCCTGCGTGTCACCCGCGAGGAGTGGGTGGCCTTCGTCTCCGCCGTCAAGGACGGCGTGTTCAACGAGGTCTAGCGCCCGGCCGCCCGGGCCATGGCAGTAGCGATGCTGGCCTGGTTCGGCCATGGGGTCGGCGTGGGCAGGACCGGAGCGAGAGCTGGCGGCCAGGTCGAGACCGGAGCTTGGCGAGCACTGGCCGAGGCGAGCGCGGCGAGAATGGACTGCAGTGTGGGCCACATGGCCCCAGCGTAGCCAATTTGACATGTCACTAGGTGGGCGTACCGTCAGGAAATGACGATCACACGTGAGACGAAACGCCGTGCCGGGCTCGCACTAGCTGGTGTGGCGTTCGTAGCCCTGCTCACCGCGGCGCTCATGCCCCCCGCCGGCGCAGACTCCGGCCTGTCGCCGCTCGAACTGGCGCAGGTACAGCGCGCCAACTGCCAGGTCTTGCTCGCCCATGCCACCAGCTCGGCGCAGCGGACGCGGGCCAACCAGTGCATCGCCGACCAGACGGCCATCATCGCGGCGCTGTCCAGCAGCCCGTCGCCGTCCCCCAGCGGCACGCAGAGCCCGTCGCCGTTGCCGAGTCCCACCGTGCAGCCGAGCCCGTCTGTCTCGCCTACGGCCACCACGCCGCCCGCGACGACGCCTCCGCCGAGCCCCACGCCCACCGGGACGCTGACCAACTGCGTCGCCGACCCGGGCCGCTGTGGCTTCCCTGACGCGTCGTCGACCGGACCGTCCGGGCCGCTGACCGTGTCGACGCGGACCTCGTACGCTACGGCCGGCGAGACGATCGCCAACGTGCAGATCAACGGATGCACGGTCGTGCGTGCGGCCGGGGTGACGTTCCGGAACGTGCTGTTCAACGCGACCGGCTGCTTCTGGGGCGTGCAGTCACTGTCGTCGGGGCTGTCCATCGTGGACTCCGAGATCACGTGCAGCGGCAACAACGGGACCGGCATCGGGTCGGCCGGGTTCAGCTTGCTGCGGGTCGACATCCACAACTGCGAGAACGGCCTCGACGTCGGTTCGAATGCGTCCCTTGTGGACAGCTGGATCCACGACATGGAGACCGACAACGGGGCGCACACGGATGGGGTGCAGATCGGGCAGGGGTCGAGCAACCTCGTCTTCCGTCACAACACCATCGCCATGGCCGCGCCGGGTGCCACCTCGGCGATCATCAGCTGGGACGAGCAGGCCGGGCCGCAGCAGCAGGGGGTCGTGATCGACGCTAACCTGCTCTCCGGCGGCACGTACACCCTGTACTGCCCGCGGTACGACACGTCCGACACCCGGGTGACCAACAACCGGTTCGGGCCCTACGAGTACGGCTCGTCGAATGCCTGCACCGGCTCGCACGTCTCGGCATGGTCGGGCAACGTGATCGACGCCACGGGCGCACCGCTGGCGGCCGGGTGACCCAGCCCATCACCCCGCAGCGGATCTTCGACAGCCGCGTCAGTAAGGGCGGCACCGGCCCGTTCGCGGCCGGCGACACCCGCACCATCCAGGTCCTCGGCAGGGGCGCCGTGCCCCTGTCGGGGGTGGCCGGTATCGTCGGCAACCTGGCCGTCATCCCCGGCACGGCCGGCGGGTACCTGACGATCTGGCCGGCCGGGCGCAAGATGCCCACCGCGTCGAACATCAACTTCGGGGTCGGCGGCCCGGCCATCTCGAACACGTTCACCGTCGAACTCGGCCCGACCGGCGCGATCTCCGTCTACGACGGCTACGGCACCGGCGCCGAGGTGTTCATCGACGTGCAGGCCTGGATCCCGGCCCCCGAACTCGCCCCGGTCGGCCCGTCCGTTTTGCCCACATCGACGAGCGCGCCGTCAGGCACCGACAGCGTCAAGGCCGCCCAGGTCCTCACCACCGCCCTGCGCTACGGCATGGACACGTGGTGGCCCGGGCCGGCCCAGACGCTGCTCGCCGCCGACCTCGGCTACGACTACCTGGGCAAGCCCACCAACCACGACGCCGTACGCCGCCTGGGCATGGCCGCGCTGGGCATGTCCACCGCGCTCGCGACAGGCCTGTCCACCGACCCGGTCATGCTGGCCCGCACGGTCGCGCTCGTCACCCGCGTGGCCGGCGCGCACGTCACCAACGCCGTGGGCGGCTGGGGTGAGGGCTGGCAGACGTCCATGTGGTCGTCGCTGTGCGGCCGGGCGGCGTGGTTGCTGTGGCCGTCGATGCCGGAGGAGACTCGGGCTGCGGTGGCGCGGATGGTGGCCCACGAGGCCGACTACGCCGCCCGCTACCAGATCCACTACTTGCGCGACGCGGCCGGCACGGTCCTGTCGCCGGGCGACTCGGGCGCCGAGGAGGTGGCCTGGCAGGGCACCGCCATGCAGATCGCCGCCGTCATGCTGCCGACCCATCCGAACGCCGGCATCTGGCAGACGGAGATGCAGCGGTTCGCGCTCGCCGCGTGGGCCCGGCCGGCCGACGTGGCCGGCTCGCCGCTGACCATCACCGGCTCCAACGTCGAGCCCAACGGGCAGGTCATCAACCATTCGCGGATCGCCCCGGACTACAGCACGTGCATCCAGTTCAACCTCGAGGCGTGGCCGCTGTTCGCGCTCGCCGGCAAGGCGACCCCTCAGGCCATGCGCCAGTTCCTGGGGCCGGTCTACGCGGCGCTCAACGCGCTGTACGTGCCCGGCACGGCCACGATCACCTACCCGCAGGGCTGCGACTGGGGCACCGGGCAGCAGGCGCCCTACGCCCTCGCCGACGCCCTCGCCGTCTGCTGCGGGTTCGACACGACCGGGACTGCGGCCGGCTACCTCGATCTGCACCTGGACGAGTGGCTGGCCCAGCAGGCCCGGCACGCCGATGGGCACACGTACGAGCCCGGGGAGTATGTGTACGAGGGTTGCGAGGAACACGCCATGATGCTGGCCGCGGCGGTGTGGGTGGCGCTGTGGATGCGGGACCAGGGGCTCGGGTCGTTCGCCTGAGGTATCGTGACGGTGCCCCACTTTCCTCGGGTAGCCAGTCAAGCGGGCGTTACCGCACAGGTGGATCGGCTCGGGTGCAGGGAGACCGAGGCTCTGCTGCACGACACAGTGCCGGACGTACGGGCCGGCGGAGGGGTGGGCCACGCACCTCCCGTAGAAAAACAAAAAAAGGCCCCCTCTGCTGACGCCGGCTGGACGTCAGCAGAGGGGGCCCTCTTCGTCACCGTACTAGCGGCCAGCCGGACCGTTAGTCCGACCGATTACCTTCAACGTCCCGCAGGTGCCGGAGAAACCGGCGCCGCTCCTGCGGCCTCGAGCATCTTGTTCGCCTCGGCAACAGTGGCCGGCAGCTTCGGCGCGCGCGGCTTGCGAGCAGGAGTCGTCTTCCGGGCGGCCGTGCCACGGGTCCGCGCCGCCTTCTTGCCAGCCGCCACCCGCACCGGGTCCTTCGCCCGGACACGAGCCTTGACCGCCGCCGTCACAAACTCCGACAGGAGGTAGGCGATGACAGTCCACAGGTTCGCGCACTTCGCTCCGAGCGTCCCGCCGGCGATGAAGTTCGCCGTCCCGGACACCGCGACCGCCAGCACCAGGACCACAAGCGAGGTCCAGAAGCCGCGGCGGGCCACATCAGGAATGTGCAGAGCGATGTTGCAGGTGATGGCAAGCAGGTCGACGGTGAGCGGCACCGCAAGCTGGGCCATCTGGTCAACGCCCCACGTCGCCAGCAGTTCGCGCTGGTGGCCGTAGGACACCGCCGCCGCGACGATCATGATGGCCGTCGTCGAGAAGCGGGTTCGTTGGAACGCAGTCAGGCTGCGCAGGTACTGGAACATGGTGGTCTCCCTCCACCAGGCCACCCCGGTTGGGTGGCGGGAGTGCGAGCGCCGGGTGTGAACCCGTCTGGGGAGATGCCTGCTCGCTGCGCGCGGACGGAGCCGGGCTCGACGTCGCTGCGCTGGTCTTAGGTGCCGGGGATGCCGCCCCGGCGCGCGACCTACGTTGGCCCTACGCCCGCCGTGTCACGCTCCGGCAGCCCCACGTCCAGCCCTACTCACATGGCGGCTGGATCTCCCCTGGCCAGTTGTCGTACGGCCCTGGTAACGCCCGTCGTTACGACTCGGGTGCCGCGCTGATCAAGGCTCAGCGGCTAGGCCTTGGCCTGACGGCCACGGCGTGGGCGTAAAGGCGAATGGTCTTACGCCCCACCGGAGGTGTCAGGACGTGCGGGCGTGCTTCTCGGCGATCTTCCAGAACTTCTCCTCGTCCACGATCTGCTCGAAGCCGGCCGTGTTGAGTAGCTCGTTCCCGTTGGCGTCGTGGTCGACCCGGTACTCGAACGCCGCGGCGAAGATCGCATCGACGTCGTAGTCCGGCTCGGTGATGTCCTCGGGGAACTGCTGGGCGATCGCGTCGTCCTTCGTGGTGTACCTCTTCGTGCTCATGGCGACTCCCATCGCTATGGCAGCGGTGTTGCTGCGTGCGCGGCGGCCGATCTGTGAGCGCGCCGCCGCGCTGGGGTTCGAGCACCACGCCCGATGACGCTGGTCGTGGCCTGTCGCGCTTTCACCCCGAAGTGATCCAGAGGTGGGCGCCGGGGCCTCGAACCCCGGTGGCTGCCAGCCACCCGTCCGGTTAGTTGATGCAGCACCGGTAGTCACCGCATGGCGCCAGCGGGCACGGACCACTGTCGTGGAAGTGTCCGCACAGGCAGCAGATGTCCGCTCCGTGCTCGTCGCCGCAACAGCACCGCATGGTCCCGAGGACCACGCCGTGCTGCTCGCCGCAACGCGGGCAGGTCACCACGTCGATGAGCTCGCCCTCGATGACCTCGATCACATCAGGCAGGTTCTTGCGAACCACCAAGTCGCTCATGTCGGTCTCCCTCCGACCTGGCCGAGTTCCGCTCGGCGCGGTTCTGGCCTGACGGCCACGGCTCCGACCGGTACGAGACCGGCCGGACCGGAGTCCTCAGGATTCCACGACCTCCGCACGTTCCTTCGTCAGGAAGGTCTGGCCGTCCACCGGGTCGATCCTGCCGAGGAACTCGAAGATGTCCTTCGCGGCCTCCTCGACCGTCACGCCGGTGGTCCTGGCCCAGCCCTCGACGTCCGCGTCGATCTCGAACATGACCTGGATCTTCATGTCGGTCTCCCTCCGACGTGCCGTCCCTTGTGGACGGATGAGCGAGCGGCAGGGGTTCGACCCCCTGCCGCCCTTCGATCACCGGACCATCCGTACCTCGTACGTGGTCTCGCCGAAGCACGACTGGAGCTTGCACTCCCGGTCGCATCCCAGCCAGACATCCCAGCCCTGAACCGGGCTCTCCGATACCCACAGCAGCTTCCCCCACGCGTCGGTGTCACCCATGCTGTTGTGGCAGTGGGCGACCTCGACCTCGTTCAGGTACAGCCACAGCTGGTCAGTCGGGATCTGGCCTTCCCAGGTACCGTTCTGTGGCACCCGGCGCGGCGAGCTGAACAGCGGCGGATAGGTCTTGGCGGTGTCGTTCATGTGGGTCTCCCTCCCACAGGACCGTCCGGTGTGGACGGTCGGAGTGGACCCGAAGGGGATCGAACCCTTCTGCGGTGGGCGTTACGCCTCGGTGGTCGTCCAGGCTCCCCATCCGGCATCCCGGCAGAGCCGGGCCTTGCAGTCCAGGGCCCCGAGGGTGCGGTCGCGGGAGTGCGGTGTCGCGCTCGCCCCGGGGCGGGATGTTGCGGCCGGCCGCGCGCTGACGCGCTGCGTGCCCGGCTCCGTGCTCGGCCTGTCCGCGGCGTTCGTCCGTACCGGCTAGAGGCGCTCGCGGCTCGGGGGCTATCCCCGCCTGTCCTACGCACTGCCCGGTCTCGTTCTCGTCGTCGTTTTGGCTTTCGTACCCACGCGCTGGTGGGGTGGTTCCCGACAGGGCTCCTGCTGCCGCTCGCGCGGTCCCGGTTTCTCCCTGGTGGTCTGGGCTTATGTTCGGCCGTGGGGCCGGTCTGGATTTCAAGGTCTTCGTCTTGCCCTTCTACCTCCAGTGTAGCATCCCGGGATGCCTGGTCAAGTCAGAGCGAGGGGATCCAACTGTCGGATACCTGACAGACCGGGATACTAGGTGCGGGTACGGCGCCAACCCTTACCCGGACGATTATCCAACCACCGCCGCGCCGTCGACTCCCACCACCACGGCCGGGCATGCCCCGCCTCCAGATCATGACCATCCGGAGACGGCAGATTCGCCCGGCCCAGCGACCGGATCGCAATGCCGGCCAACTCGGCGATGTCAGCCCGATACAGCTTCCGGCACGACGTCATACCCACCATCATACATCCCAGACGGTCTCTCCCGGGGACGCGGCGTTAGGTCGCAGGCACGTCCCCGGGAGCGGTTCCTGTCAGTACAGCGACTCGGCCCGGATCCGCCCACTGGCCAGACCGGCCTCCAGCGCGTCCAGCCCGCTGACCGCGACCGCACGCAACACCCGCGCCTGCGAAATGCGGTACCGGCTCGCCAACGCCTTGATCCGATTCTTCGTCTCGGGTGTATCGAGCCAGACGAGTTGAGCGGTGTAGCGGGCGGCTGCTTCGGTGCCACGGTATCCGCCGCGTGCGACGGGCTCAACGCTGCTAGATGCCATACCCCAGCACACTACTTGACGTGTCACTAGGTGGTCAACTAGCGTCGGGTCATGCAGAGTAAGACGCCCTGGCTGAACCGTGCGCCCAGTACCGCCGTGCCCTACCAGCAACTCCCCGCCGTCGCGGCCACCGCCACGTCACGGGACCACTTCAGCCACTCCTACCTGCAACGCTACGAATCATGCGCCTTGTCGGCCATGCTCGGCGACGCGTCACAGGCCAGCCTGATCGGACCCGGCCGCCCAAGCTGGTCACAGGTCGCCAGCCGCGCCTTCCACACCGCAGTCACGACGATCGAACGCGCCGCCCTCGCCGGCGTCACCATCGCCGACGACCCGGCCACACTGTGGACCGCACTGTTCGACACAGAGATCCAAGCACAGTTGACGGCGGTGGCCGGCACACCGCACGCCGACTCCAGCACCTGGCACGCGGCCAACCGCGGCAAGGAAGGCTTCGACTGGTGGCGCCTACAAGGCCCCAACATGATCAAACTGTATGTGGCCTACCACAACCCGACCTGGCGCAGCCACAACCAAACCCTGCTGCTGCACGACAAGACCCCCGTCATCGACGTCGACTACGACATGACAATCCGCAGCCTCGACGAGGAACGCGGCCTGCACATCCAAGGCATTGTCCCCCGGGCGGTCCTGAACGTGCGGACCTATTCGGTGACGGTCCTGGCCTGTCTGGTCGAGTCGTCGGTGGAGTCCACCTTTGAGCTCGGCGAGTACGGTCACGCGCTGCTGATGGCGATGGGGATTCCGGCCGAGCCCGCCGACCGGCCGATCCTGGGCCAGTACTGGCTGGCCCGCAAAGGCGTCTACAGCAGGCCGGTCCGCGTGTTGCAGCAGCATCCGCTGGCCGAGTTGCAGTACCGCTACGACCAGGCACTACGCGGTACCCGGGGGAGGGTGTTCGCGGCGAACGTGTCCAGTTTCTGCGCGGGTTGTGATGTGAGGGACTACTGTCCGACTCAGACCCATTGACACACCTAGTGACATGTCAATAGGATCGGGTGAGATGGGGGGCGGGTCGTTCCCCCGGCCCGCCCCACCAAGACCTGCAAGACAAGAACCAGCGCCCCGCTTCGAAGGTTCGTGGCCCGAGCGGAGCGCCGACGAAGGGATCTTAGCAATGGGAACCAGAGGCTTCATCGGCTTCGTGGTAGACGGCGTCGAGAAGATCGCCTACAACCGCTTCGACTCATATCCTTCCGGCCTCGGGGCGAACGTCCTCGGATGGCTGCGCAAGGCGCACCTTGGCGGCGCACGCCGTCTCGCTGGCGAGTTGCGCGTGGTCGACCCGGCCAGCACTCCCAGCACCGAGGACATCGAGCGCCTGCGTGGCTATGCGAACCTCCGGGTTGGCACGCAACACGTTGATGACTGGTATGTCCTCCTGCGTGAGACGCAGGGCAATCCAGCCGCCATGCTCGACGCAGGCGTGATCGAGGACGCCAGCCACTTCCCGACCGATTCGCTGTTCGCGGAGTGGGGCTACGTCGTCGACTTCGACGCGAACACCTTCGAGGTCTACAGGGGCGATCAGAACCAACGGCACGAGGACGGGCGCTTCGCTGGCCGGACCGGTCCGGGTGGCTCGCAGGGCTACTACCCCGTGCGGCTCATCAAGTCGTGGACGCTTTCCGACCTTCCGAACGAAGCCGACTTCATTGCCGCGGTGGACCCGGAAGAGGTCGAGTCATGACCTCCACAGTGGACCACCGCACCGAGCTCATCGAAGACCTGGAGGCGTTCGCCCGCCTGCTCCGTCAGCGCCCCGACATGCTGGTCGACCAGTACTTCCGCGTCCGCGTCCAGTACACGGTGCTGCCGAGCTTTGGCGACGAGGCGGCCCGTATCGCCGAGGTGGAGCGGATGGCCGCGGTCCTCGGCGTGGATGTGGACCGCGACGAGCGCAGCGTCATGGCGATGGTGGAGGTGGGCCGGGCCGAGTACTGGGTGTACACGGCGACCGACGCCGACCGCGAGCCGGAGATGGCCCGATGAGCGCCGAGCTGCTCCGCCACGCGGCCACAGTGCTGCGCGAGCACGCCGGAGGGGCGCAGAACAAACGCCCATGGTGCCCGGACTACACATGGGCGGCAGTGCGTCATGTCCAGCGGAACTGCGGCGACGACTTCGAGTGCGGAATGCACGGCGCGGATCCGGATGCCGAGTGCTGGTCATTCGACATGTACGACGGCCGCTACGTCGCCCTGATGCACCCGCCCGTCGCGCTGGCTCTGGCCGCCCTGCTCGATGCGGCCGCCCCGGCGTGGGCCATCGACGGCAGCGAGCCGCCGCGCAACCCGAAGGACCGGGCCGTCATGTACGAACTGGTCGCGCTCGCCCGCGCCATCCTGCGGGAGGACCCCGATGCCTGACGTCTTCGACCTCCCCGCGCTCGATGAGGACGCGATCGACCTGGCGTGGCACCACTTCCAGACCGGCCACCTGTCCCGGTTCGAGGCCGCGCTGACGATGGCGCTGTCGGGCGTGACGTTCGTCGAGGCGCAGTCGCTGCTGTCGTGCACGTCGCTGCCCAACCCGACCCTGCCCCACGCCCGCCGCTGGGTCGAGGCCTACGACCACCACCTCGCCGTCCTCAGACCCGACGAGATCATCGTGTCCGCCGACCGGAACCTGGACCAGTACGTCACCTACCACGTCGTCGTCGGCGCCATGGTCGTCGACCGCGACACCCGCACCGCGGCCGAGGCGCTGGCCCGGGACATCCCCGGCGCGAAGGTCGGCTACCGGGTGCACCGCCGCGGGCCGCTGAAGTTCGGCTACTGGACGGGGGAACTCAAGACGGTTGCGATGCCGAAGTCGCCCGAGGACTGGGCGGCGTTGGCCAAGGCCAAGCCCTGTGGCTGCCACTGCATGGCGGCGGTTCAGTCATGACCGCCACCTTCGCCGCCGTCGTCGTGTGGGTGACCGGCGTCGTCTGCCTCGCCGGCCAACTGCACCAACTCCGCCGCCGCCCAGCACCCGGCCGCCACCGCGCGCCTGGCCGCATGACCCGCCGGGCTGAGGCCGCACTACGGGCCGGCACCGAAGACGCCCGCCACCGCCACATCCAGCACCAGCAGCTGCGCGCCGGCGTGCCCGTGCTCGCGCCGGTGCCGATGTTCCTCGACGATGTGGCCCCGTTGTGCCCGCCCATGTACCCGCCGCTGGTCGACGGCTACGCGCACCGGTTGGGTGCCGGCCGCTACGCCCACCTCAGCCCCGGAGAGCTGGACACCACGAACGACCGGTTGTTGCGGCGGATCGGCGTCAAGCCGGTGGTGGACCTGGCGGCGCTGCGGGTGCGGGGCGCGGTGCCGACCGTGCGCGAGGTAGACGACGAATGGTATGTGGAGGTGGCGTCATGAGTGACTATCTGCTGGCGCGGTTCGAGCGTGGAGAGAATGCCGTCTGCTGGCCATGGCGTGGCCCGGTCCAGTCCAGCGGGTATGGCTTGGCGAACCTGACGACCGACGGCGTAGTGGTTCGGACCGGAGCGCATCGGGCGGTGTATGAGCATCTGGTGGGACCGATCCCGCCCGACATGTGCATCGATCACGGATGTCACAACGCGGATACCACCTGCCCCGGCGGCAACGACTGCCCTCACCGGAGGTGTGTGAACCCGAGCCACCTGGAAGTCGTGACGCGCGGGGAAAACTCACGCAGAGGTAGAGGCTTCCCCGCAGTCAACTTGGCCCGGGACGTGTGCCCGAGGGGACACCCGTATGGACCACCGGGACCACGCGGGCGCCGATGCGGCGTATGCGAGCGAGTTCGGCGCACAAGCTACCGGAGGGCGGCCGGGATGAAGCCCTCGGGCAAGGGTGCGAGCCACTGCGCCCGGGGCCACGAGTTCACGCCGGAGAACACCCGAATTCAGCGCACTGGTGGGCGAGGCTGTAAGGCCTGCGCACGGGCGGCTGAGCGCGCACTCCGTGCGGGCCGCCAGGCGGTGGCATGATGCCGCGCACGATCGGCACGATGCTCGACCTGTCGGTGCTGTGCTTCTACGACGCCTGCCCCGAGTGCTACGACCCGGACTGCCTGTGCCACTGCCACGACCTGGACGACCTTGAGCCGCTGGAGTTGGACGAGGCGGCCGAACGTGCGGCCGAGATCGAATACGACACGCGGGCGAGGAGACGGGAGGCGACCCGGTGACTGTCGAACTCATCCGTACGCCAGAGGACCGCTGCGTCCACTGTGACCGCCCGATCTACCTCCAAGGCATGTGCGCCCTGCTGGCCGACCCGGGGTTCGTCGACGAGGTGTGGGCCGAGGTCGCGACGCTGGCGCACGAGGGCATCGACATCACCCGCCACGCCGGGCGGTGGGGCGGCTGGCCGCTGCCCAACGTCGAGGTCGGGGTGTCGGCCGAGGATCAGTACTGGGCCGGGCTGCGCCTGCCCGCCCTGGAGGCGACGCCGGCCGCGGTCCGGTTCGTCTCGTGCGAGCCGCTGCTGGGCCCGATCGACCTGTCCCGCTGGGTCGGGGCCGAGTTCGGCCTGGACGGCCGCTGGCAACCCGCCCAGACCGGGATGGTCGGGTCGGCCGGGCGGGAGCGGGCGTTGGACTGGGTGATCGTCGGCGGCGAGTCCGGCCACCACGCACGGCCGGTCGAGGAGTGGTGGATCGGGGACCTGGTCGACCAGGCCACCGCCGGCGGGGTGCCGGTGTTCGTCAAGCAGCTCGGCACCGCCTGGGCCCGCACCCACGGCCAGCCCGGGAAGGGCACCGACCCGGCCGGCTGGCCTGAGCACCTGCGCATCCGCCAGCTGCCCACCCCCGCCCGGGCGGGGGTGCGGGCGTGACGGCCGAGGGTACGGCCGGGCGAGGGTTCTTCCTCGGGGCCCATCAGCCGGGCTGGTTACGTGATGGCCGGGCTGCGTTGTTCGTCTCCGACCGCCAGCTGCGCGGCTACCGCCGGCTGCCGGTCGCGGGCCGGGCGTGGGCGCTGGACTCGGGGGCGTTCACCATCCACCTGCGGCGGGAGTCGTTCGACCCGCCCGCCGTGTACGCGGCCCGGGTCCGCCGCTACCAGGAGGAGATCGGCCAACTGCGGTGGGCCGCGCCGCAGGACTGGATGTGTGAACCGGCCATGCTCGCCCTGACCGGGCTGAGCGTGGCCGAGCACCAGCGCCGCACCGTGGCCAACTACGTGGCGCTGCGCGACGTCGCGGCCGACCTGCCGATCATCCCGGTCGTGCAGGGCTGGACCATCGAGGACTACCTGCGCTGCGTCGACCTCTACGCCGCCCCGATCACCCGCGGCGGCGCCGGGGTTGACCTGACCACCATGGACCTGGTCGGTATCGGCACCGTGTGCCGCCGCCAAGCCACCGCCGAGGCCGGCCACATCATCACCGCCCTGCACGCGGCCGGCGTCCGGCGCCTGCACGGGTTCGGCGTCAAAGTGCTCGGGCTGCGCCGCTACGGCCACCTGCTCACCTCGGCCGACTCGATGGCCTGGTCCCTGGCCGCCCGCCGCAGCCCCTCCCTGCCCGGCTGCGTCCACGCCAACTGCGCCAACTGCCGCCGCTACGCCTACCCGTGGTTCGACACCACCGCCGCCGCGTTCGCCGCTGCCCACGCCCAACCCCGCCAGGCCTACCTGTTCGGCCACCCCACCAGCACCCCCATTGGGAGGACCGCGTGACCGTCTACGTCGACACCGCCCGCATCCCCGCCACGGTCGCCGGCCGGGCCGGCCGGTGGTCGCACCTGACCGCCGACAGCCGCGACGAGCTGCACCGCCTGGCCGACCGGATCGGCCTACGTCGCTCCTGGTTTCAGGACCCGACCCGCCCCCACGGCCAGCCGGGGGCGCACTGGCACTTCGATGTCACCGACCCCAAGCGGGCGGCGGCGATCGCGGCCGGCGCGCAGGTCATCAGCCGCCGCGAGCTTGGGCAGCTGCTCACCGCCCGTCGGGCCACCGCGAGCGGCGAGGCCCGCCCGCCCCGGCCGCGGCGCATCCAGCTGCGGCGCGGCAAGGGCTGGCGGCTGGGTGAGCACTGTGTGGTGGTGGCCCGGCCGACCCGGTGGGGCAACCCGTTCGCCCTCTGCGCCGGGGTTCCCGGCCAGCCCGGCCATGCCGGGATCGGTGACCGGTTCACCGCCGTGGCGGTCTACGCCGCCCATCTGTCGACGCTGCTGTCGGCGTGCGCCAACGGACGCACCAACGCCCAGCCACCACACGGATCCCGATGGAGCGCGCTATGACCTGGAACGGGGACACGCATCGGGTGTTCATCGCCATCGCGAACTCGCTCATCGCCGACGACGCGGACGATGCCACCCTGCACGATGTGTTGGCCGCGCTGATGGACCACATCGGCGTGCCGATGATGCTCGCCGAGCGGTTCCGGCACATCCGGGCCATCCGGGCGCTATTCGCCGAACGTGGCGTGACGCTGCTGGATCGAGGCGTCGTCGAGGTGCAACTCGAACGGGCTGACCAGTCGAGTTGGCCCGCTCACCTTCGCGACGACGCGCCGTACCAGAAGTGCAGCTACTGCGACCGGAAGACGTGGTCGACGGAGGATTTCGGGAGCCGCTGCGGCATGACCTTGCCACACCGCGGGCCGTGCACCGGAACATTCGGACCGGAGACTCATCGTGGCGACTGAAATCAAGTGGTCGAACAAGCACCAGGCGTGGTGGCCGCTCTATGTCATGGCGGCCCCCGATGCCTGACCCTCGCATCCTCACATGGGACTGGCGCGGCCAGCCCAACCTCGCCGAGCTGGCCCGCGTCCTGACTGACGTATCCAACGGCACCGTGCACCTGACCGAGGTGGACACGGGCGACGACCAGTACGCGATCGTCCTGTCGCCGCAGCCGGTGAACAAGCCGGACGCGTACGCCATGTACCGGCGCGACCTCATGGGCGAGACGCTGTGACCGAGATCGCACAGCCAACGTGGCTGCCGCCCGGTCGCCGGGTGACACCCACCGCCTACCGGGTGCTGGCCGCCGACGCCGACGAACGCACGTGGCTTGACGCCCGCCGCCTCGGCATCGGCTCATCCGACATCGCCGCCGTCCTCGGCGTCGCCGCCATGCGCACCTCCCTGCACGTCTGGCACGACAAGCGCGGCAGCCTGCCCGACGACGACGCAGGCGAGGCCGCCCTGTGGGGGAAACTCCACGAGGATACCGTCGCCCGCGAATGGGCCCGGCGCAACCGGTCCACCGTGCGCCGGGTCGGGCTCGTCGCCCGCATCGACGTCCACGACACCGACTCGTGGATGATGTGCACCCTCGACCGGCAGATCGGCGTCTGCCCACTGGACCGCGACGCCGGCGCCGTGTGCGCGTTGGAGGTCAAGACCCGCAACGCGTTCGTGGCCGGCAAGTGGCGCCGCGAGGTCCCCGACGACGTGCTGGCCCAGGTGGTGTGGCAGATGGCCGTCACCGGCTACGGCCACATCCACGTCGCCTGCCTCATCGGCGGCAACGACTACCGCCAGTACGTCATCCGCCGCGACACCGCCCTGGAGACAGACGTGGTCGCCGCCGGTTCGCTGTTCTGGCACACCAACGTCCTGGGCGGCATCAGACCCGACGTCGACCTGGAGGCATACGGGGATGACCTTGTCGACCTGGACAACCGGCTCTACCCGATCCGCGGCACGGCCGCCGACGTGGACGGTGAGCGGGCGCTGCAGCTGATCCGCGACTACGAGACAGCCCGGCTGCTCGCGGCCCGGTACGAGGCCCGACAGAAGGCCGCGAAGGCGGCGCTGGTCATGGCCTTGGACGGCAACGAGGCCGCGATCCGTGACGGCGACCACCACCGCAATCCGATGTGGACGTACCTGCCGCGCCGGCAGCGCCCGGCCATCGACCTTGCTGGTTTGGCCGAGCGGCATCCCGACGCCTACGCCGACTGCGTCACCGAGAAGACCGGGCGTGTGCTCGGCATCGCCCGAGACCTGCGACTGACGGAGGAAGACCTTGACCTCGACACTGCGTGACCGGGCGCGCGCCGCGGCGACGGGCGCACCCGCCGAGCCGAAACCGGCGACGCTACCCGAACCCACCGACACCACCACCGAACCGCTGCCGGCCATCGAGTACACCGGCCCGATCGCCGACGTCGCCCAGGTCCCCGTCTACGTCGCGTTCGCCCGGGTCATGGCCGACGTCCAGACCGTGCGCAAGGATGACCAACGCAACGACACCGGCGGCCGCTACAACTTCCGGGGCGTGGACCGGGTGGTCAATGCGGTCGGCCCGGCGCTGCGCCGACATGGCGTGCTGGTCCTTCCGGCCGAGGTGCTGTCGGTCGAGTACCGCGAGTCGCGCACCAAGTCCGGCAGCGTCATGCAGGACTGCACGGTCCGGATCCGTTGGACGGTCGTCGGGCCGATGGGCGACGTGCTGCCGAGTCAACTGGAGTCCGCCGGCCAGGCGACCGATACCCAGGACAAGGCGACCAGCAAGGCGACGTCGGTGGCCCAGCGGGTGCTGTTCCTGAGCGCGCTGCACATTCCGACCGAGGATCCGACGATCGACCAGGGCCACGACCGGGGCGAGGCGCCGATGCCCAAGCCGGCCGACTACCGCGATGAGGCGCTGAATTCGGGGACGCCGCTGGGTCGGCTGCGGCAGATGCGCGGCGAGGTGGGCCGGCACGGGTTGGCGCGGGTGCTGGTGACGAATGAGGTGGGCGACGAGGAGGAGCTGTTGGCGCTGATCGACCGGATCGGCCGCGAGCGCCGCGGCCCCGACCCGGCTGGCGGTGGCGGCGAGTGAAGACGTTCAAGCCGAACAACGTACTCAGCCCGGCCGAACTCGAAATCGACGCCCAGGTCCGCACGGTCGAGTGCCCGAACTGCGGCGCCAAGCCGGGCGTGCGGTGTGTCAGCAACGACCTGCGCGCCGACGGTCACCGGCAGGCCATGCTGTCCTCGCACCTCGGCCGGCTGCTCGCGGCCCGATGCGGCGATGCCGAGTGAACGCCAACGCGACCGAGACCGAGACGATCGGCTGGAACGACCCGCGCTGGGCCGAGGCCAGTATTACCGCCCGGCAGGCCGACTATTGGACTCGCAACGAATACCTGCACGCCATCGACCCAGCCCCTAGTAGTGGCACCTCGCGGCAGTGGCCGGTCGAAGAGCTTGAGGTGGCGATCCGAGTCAAGCGGCTGCTGGACGTCGGGTTCCTGCTGGGAACGGCGTTCGTCATCGCCCGGTTCGGCTTCGGTGCCCATGAGATCGGCGAGGGCATCTTCATCGAGGTCGCGCCGTGACGCCCGAGGACGTCTGGATCGTCAACGGGCACGCGCCGTGGTGCTCCTACATTCGCTCGCTCGACGACCTCGACGACGAGGAGCCGTGCAACTGCGCCGGTTGGGATGACGACGACGAAGGCTTCTGGGACGAAGACGAGGACCCGTCGTGACCCACCGGACCGCACAGCAGAAGGCCCGTGACCGCAGGGCCAACCCGCTCGGGGGCAGGCCGGCACAGATCGCCCCCGCGCACCCCGTCGCGCCGGTGGCGTGCGTGACGTGCGGCGACGTTCGGATCATCCACCGCGACGGCGGCCCGTGCCTGCGGGCCGGCTGCGACTGCGAGACGTACGTGGAGGAGACCTGATGTCCATCGTCCGCGAGCGCTACACCCCGCCGGCCGCGGTCGCCCCGTGCCGTGACTGCGGCGAAGACCTGGCCCACCCACACCCTCTGGGCGCGCACCTGCCGGGCTGTGGCCGGTCGGGCCGGACACAGACCCAAGAACCCCGGCCGGTGGAGACGCCACCGACCGGTCACCGAAAGGATCACACATGATCAGGATCGTCATCGCCCAACGCGGCTGGGTTTTCGTCGGCCGCGTCGCCGAGACCGGAGACCAGGTCGTCATCGCCGACGCGCGCGTGGTGCGGCGTTGGGGCACCGACACGGGCCTGGGCCAACTCGCCGAGCAGGGCCCGCAGCGCAACACGGTCCTCGACCCGGCCGGCACGGTCCGCCTTCACCAGCTGGCCGTGGTGGCACAGCTCGACGCCAAGGAGGACGTGTGGGCGCCGGCGCTGGCCTCCTGACCTTGGCCGGCAGCCTGACCGACGTCGGTCATCCCGTGGGCGGCGACGGCGACGGCGACGGCGGCGGCTACGGCTACGGCGACGGCGACGGCGACGGCGGCGGCTACGGCTACGGCTACGGCGACGGCGGCGGCTACGGCTACGGCGACGGCTACGGCGACGGCGACGGCGACGGCGACGGCGGCGGCGACGGCTACGGCTACGGCGGCGGCTACGGCGACGGCTACGGCGACGGCGACGGCGACGGCGACGGCTACGGCTACGGCGACGGCTACGGCGGCGGCTACGACCGGATCAACCTCAACTGAATCAGCAACGCCCGGGCGGTCACGTTGGACCGCCCGGGCCAGGACATGGGAGAAGCCGATGGCCCCCGCAGTGACCAGGACGACCACTGGGAGCGGGAAGTGAGCGACCACGATGGCCATGAGGTGAAGTGCGGACCGGACTGCCCGGCCCGGTGCGAGTCGCTGCTCGATCTGGTGACCGACGAGCCCGAAGACCATGGCCCATGCGCCGCCAGGATCGCCGAGCTCATCGCCGAGCGGGACCGGCTGCGCGAGCAGGCCGAACGGTATCCAGTGCCCGCCGCCATCGACGACCTCCACGACTTCGTGACCGAAGCGATTCGGCCACATCTCAACCACCTCCACGACGAGGCTGAGGAGTGCTGGGAGGTCACGGCAGAAGGGCCGTCAGGGCTTGCCGACATCATGATCGAAGCCTTGATCTCGGCGGCCCGTGTGCCCGGCATCGTGGACCAGCACATCGCCTTCGAGTACCGAGGCGCCCGGGAGCAGGTGACCCGCTTCGCCGAACATGTCGTTGCAGTCGAAGCCGAGCGCGACGCCGCCCAGGCCCGTCTCGTCGAGATGACCGAGCGGGCAACGATGGCCGAACTCAACCTCCGGGACTCGCTTGCCCGTCGGTGCGCTGTCCGCTACGAGGAGACCGAGCAGCTGCGCGCAGAACTGGAGCGACTCACTGCCACCTGCTCGTGCGGCACGTCGTCCGTGACCTACGAGGGGCCCGAACCGGACTGTGCAGTGCACGGCGCCGTCCAGGCGTACAACCGCGCGGCCGCCGAGTTGGAGCGGTTGAGGCCGGTCGTCGAGGCGGCGCGGGCGTGGGTCAAGCGAATCGTCGATCCGCCCAACCTGTGGGCTGACGAGCAGGACTTTGCACTCATCGCCGCCGTTGATGCCTTCGGTGCGGGCCCGGCTGGCGAGGAGGGCGGCGGCGATGGCTGAGTCGTCATGCCCAACCGGGAAGATCCGATACCGCGACGAACTGGCGGCGCGGATCGCGCTCGCCAAACTCCAGCGCGCAGATCGCGGACAGCGCCGCGCCTACCGCTGCCCGCCGTGCCGCGGCTGGCATCTGACGTCGATGGGTGAGAAGGGCGGCGGCGATGACCCTGCATGACCGGCTGGAGGCCGCCATCAACGAACGGCTCGCGGTGGCACAGGCGGCTGGCGGCCAATCGTGGAAGACGAGCATGATCTCCCTCTACATGAACGGCAACGAGGACGGCGCGATTCGGCCGGTCAGCGGTGGCCCGTTCGTGATCCAGGGCCGCTTCGTCGGTGGCGTCGCGACCCATGTGGTCGCCAACGACCCGGCCCGCGTCCATCTGCATCGAGATCGCCGACCTTGCCGCCGACGCATACGCCATCACCATCGAGGAGTCCTGATGTCCAACCTTCCCGCCTACGCCAAGACCACACGCCAGGAGATCGTCGCCGACGTCCTGGCCCAGGGCTACGACGCCCTGATGCTCACCGACCAGTACCACGCCGACGTCGCCGAGCGGGTGGTGGCGGCCCTGGACGAGGACGACGCGTTCGGCCGGCCGCCGGCGCTGGACCCGGCCCACTGCCGCGCCACCTACCTGCGCGATGGGAAGGGCGAGTAGATGGGCTACGGAGAGCACCACGAGTTGGTCCGCGACTTCGGCGGGCCCCGACCGACCATCACCGTCCTGTGTGGATCGACCCGGTTCTACGAGACGTTCGCCCACCAGAACCTCATGCTGACCCTGGCCGGCCACATCGTGCTCACCATCGGCTGCGACACCAAACGCGATGAGGACCTGATGGCCGGCGGCGTGTTCGGCCCAGCGCTCAAGGAACGCCTCGACGAACTGCACAAGCGGAAGATCGATCTCGCCGACGAGGTGCTTGTGCTCAACGTCGGCGGCTACATCGGCGACTCGACCCGCAGCGAGATCGCCTACGCCGAGCAGATCGGCCGCCCGGTCCACTACCTCGAGGAGGGCGAGTAGATGGGCGAGCCGGGGCGGCGGCCGAGCTGGCACGAGTCGCTGTTCAGCACCGAGGGTGTCGTGATCGTGCTGTGGCTGGCCTTCGACGCGATCGTGCTCGCCGCGATCCTGTGGGGGAAGTGATGGCCGACCGGCAGATCGTCCCGACCGGCCAGCACATCCAGGTCGATCCGGTCGACCGCATCCCCGACTACGACCCGCGAGCCGGCAACCACCTGTGGTCCATGACCGGCCTGTGGCAGGTCGACCCGCAGCAGTGGTCGAGCGGTGACGCCAGCATCACGCCGTTCCTGGACCACGAGAACCTGCTCAGCATCGCCGGCCCGGGCTGCTTCTACTGCGAGCAGGTCTACACGCCGCTGCTCGCGTCCCGCCGCCGAGGCGGGCAGCTGATGGCCGACCCGAAGCCGGCACCCCAGCCAGCACCGACACCGAGGCCGCCCACACCATCACGGCCGCCGACCGCCCCGCGCATCCGCTGCGACCCGGGGCACCACCCATCCCCAGCAACTGACAGGAGGGCACCGTGGCCACACCGGACCGGCTGGCCGAACTGGCCGCCATGCTGGCCGCCCGGGTCCGCGACGACGATCCGGCCGCCAACGCCCGATGGCTGGCCGCCGAACTGCCCGATCCGGGCGATTGGTTCCGGCTGGCGTTCGTGCTCGGGGTGGACGCTGCGCGTGTTGCAGTGCTGCGGGTGAGAGAATGTGATGGTCGCGGCGGGAGCGCTGGAACGCTCAACCGCCGGACACAAACCGTTCCGACCTGCCCGCCGGAAAGGCTCAACCCCATGGTGGCATCACCCCCCGACATTCGTCCCGCATCGACGGGGCGTGTCTCATGATGAGCCTGCGGCCCGAACTGGTCGAGGTGAAGGGACCCCAGGACGCGCCATTCATCGGCGGCGAGAAGGTCTACACGCTCACCGGCGCTCGGGAGGTGGTCGCCTAAATGCCAATCAGGTTCCAGGTCGACGGAGACTTCTACGACCACCCAAAGACCATCGGGATGAGCGACGGCGCGACTGCGCTGTGGGTTCGGGCCGGGTCGTATTCCGCGGCGAAGCTCACTGACGGCTTCGTCGCCGATGCGGCTCTGAGTCTGCTCTCACGGTGTCCAGAAGAGGCCGCGAGCGAACTGGTGGGATGCGGGTTGTGGCGCAGGGTCAAAGGAGGCTTTCGCTTCCACCAATGGGGCGTTCGGAACCTGACCCGGGAGCGCGTTGAAGCCGAGCGGGCGCGCGATCGGGAACGCAAACGAGACGAACGCGGTCACGGCTCGGTCACACTTAGCGTCACATGTAGCCAGTGTGGTCACACTTATGTCACAGCTAGGTCCGACTCAAAATACTGCTCCCCGAGGTGCCGTAAGGCGGCAAGTAGAGTGCCAAAGCCGCAGCTAGAGACGCAAGTTGTCCCGCTGGATTCCAATCCGGAATCCAGCGGGACTCCGCCGGGATTCCGGCCCCTGTCTGTGTCTGTGTCTGTGTCTGAGTCTGTGTCGGGGTCTGGACACGATCCGTCCCCCCCCCCCCCCCCCCCCGGCCCGAACCCCCCCCCCCC